AACGCAGTACGCACTAGTCAGTCGCCCTTTCTTAAACATGACTAGCTCGTTCAGGGTTTCAGAGCGCCCCCAAACGCAACACTCCCTAGTCACGTTTCGCGCGCGTACCCTACCCCCTGCGCGTGTTCGCGAAACGTGACTAGCTCGTCAGGGTATCCAAAGGCTGTACGCATTGGTCACCCAAAGCGGTCACGATATCAAAACGTGACTAGCCCGCTCTGCGTTTCGATGGGGGGTACCCCCCTGGGAAAACAGGAGGCTCGGAGGGGTAGGTACGCAGATCAGAAAATGAATGCAGTTTCGACCTCGTTCTAAAACGAAATTCTAAAATGTAGAATCCAAAAACCCTTTCTTAGACGAATTGAGGCGTGGGCCCCCGACCCCTGCCCCTACTCGAAGCGCGGCTAGGCGGTGGGGTCTATGTCTAGGATGTCGAGGGCGGCGTCTCTGCCTTCGGTGCCGTTGGGGAGGTGCTTGAGGATGCGCAGCGACTCTAGGGTGCGGGTGAGCTCTGCGTACATCTCTTGCGGGCCCATGTTCTCGGTGCGGATCGAGAGCACGGCCAGGGGTTCGCCTGTGACGATGCGTTCGATCTCTAGGGCCGTCTTCAACATGACCTGTGCGTCGCGTACGGCGCCGCTGACGGTCGTGATCCAGTAGCGAATCTCTTTCAACGACATGCTCTGCACAGCGGCGGGGCTCTGTGTGCGGCCCTCGAATTCCGCGACCAAGCGCTGCAACCCCACCAGCGCCTTTGAGCAGGCCGCCGAGAACATGATCGCGTTCGCCCTGCTCAGCTTCGCGCCCTTCGCCTCTGCGGCGCGCGCCTCCAACGCATCCTTTCGTGCGTCCATGCGTGCGCGCTCCTCGGCCTCCAAGGACTCGCGCTCCATCTTCAAGCGCGCCGCCCGCGCCTGCATCTGCTCAGACTCCAGCACCTCGCGCAGCGGCTTCGCCCACGCAAGGCCGCGCCACCCGCGCTCGTAGGTCGTCTGTGCCAGCTTGCGTGTGCATTTACACCGCCGGGCAGCCTCCGCGTGATCCTCCGCGTGGTCCCGGTAGTACACCAGCAACGTCTCGTACAAGTCCCGCGTGTATTGCTGCTTCGGCATGGCAACGCTACTCATACAACAATGAACAGCGCCATGCTCGACGAGCGGAACAAAGAACGTGTCTTGAACTGGCTCGCCGCCAACCCGGACGCGGCGAGAGACATGCTCGAACGCGCACAGCGTATCCGCATCGCCGCGGCTCGGCTGTCGTGTGACGTGTTCTGCGAGTTCGTGGGGCGCGACGAGCTCACCCACAAGCCCATCCGGCAGGCCCCCATCCACCGCCGGTTTCACGAGATCGCCAGCAAGCACAAGCGCGCCGTCATCTGGTCGCACATCGAGTCGGGTAAGTCCTTCTCGCTGTGCGTCATGCGCACCCTCTGGCTCCTCGGGAACAACCCCGACCTGCGCCTCGCCATCGTCTCGAACACCGCGGGGCAGGCAGTCAAGATTGTTAAAGCAATCAAGACGTACATCGAGCAGTCCGAAGAGCTGCGGCTCGTCTTTCCGAACCTCGTCCCAGGGGATCGCTGGTCCGACGCCGCCATCACCGTCAAGCGCACGTCCGCCGCCCGCGACCCCTCTGTGCAAGCCGTCGGTGTGCACGGCAACGTGCTCGGCTCGCGCCTCGACGGGGCCTTCCTCGACGACGTGCTCGACTACGAGAACACGCGCACCGACCACGCCCGCGACGACCTGTACCGCTGGTACAACGCGACCATCTCAGGGCGCATGACCGCCAACGCCTTCATCTGGCTCGTCGGTACGGCGTGGCACCCCGAAGACTTGATGCACCGGCTGGCGGCCCTGCCGGGTTGGTTCTCCGAACGCAACCCCGTCGTGCGTGAAGACGGCTCCCTGTCGTGGCCCGAGCGCTGGCCCGCCGAGCGTATCGAAGAGAGCAAGACGATGGGCAGTCTCGAATTCGCGAGACAGCTTCTCTGCGTTGCGCGCGACGACACCGACTCGCGGTTTCGTGAAGAGTGGCTCAAGCGCGCCCTCGAACGAGGCTCCGGGCGCTCCATGCCCGGCGAGCTGCGCGTTGTACCCCCCGGCTACATGACCGTGACCGGCGTAGACCTCGGAACGGGTAAGAAGAACTCTGACCTGAGCGTAATCTTTACGATCGCCATTCACCCGAACGGCGACCGCGAGGTGTTGTGCATCGAGTCGGGGCGATGGACCGCCCCCGAGATCGTGCAGCGCATCGTGAACACGCACCAACGCTACCTGTCCATCGTGTTCGTAGAGTCGAACGCTGCGCAGTCGTTCATTCTCGACTTCACACGCGATCTATCCGCAGTGCCCGTGCGCCCCTTCACCACCGGCCGCAACAAGAGCGACCCGGTTTTCGGTGTCGAGTCGATCGCCGTCGAGATGGAGAACGGCAAGTGGATCATCCCGAGTCAGGGAGGCCAGCCACTCACCAATGAAGTCGCAGCGTGGATGAACGGCATGATGAACTACTCGCCCGCGGGCCACACGTCGGACTATCTCATGGCGTGCCTACCCCCCGGCCAGCGCGTGCTCACGCACAGGGGCCCCACGCGCATCGAAGAAATCGAAGTGGGCGACCGCGTGCTCACGCACAAGGGTCGCTGGCGCAAGGTCACCGAGGTGACCAGCCGCGCGTACGACTCGACGGTCTACAAGCTCACCCCTCGAAACGGGCCGCCGATCACGGTCACGCACGAGCACCCCGTGCTCGCGATGTTCCCTGCGGACTTCAAGTACCGAAAGCAGGGCGAGTTTCACTGGCCGGAAGGGTGGCAGTGGGTGCGCGCTCGCGACTTGAACGAGCACCACTCGCTCTTGTCGCCGCAGCAGGAGTTCACAGAGGAGCCGCCCGCGCTTCCGCCGGGTGCCGCGGCGCTCGGATTGCCCCTCGACGAAGAGTTCATGCAGTTCGTCGGCATCCTGCTCGCCAGTCGCGCGAAGGTTCGGCCCGGCGCTGCGCACTTCTCCGTGAAGCTGCCGCCGAACTCGATGCACCTACGCCTGTTCTGCACGCAGCAGGCGAACCGTGTTGCGCCGGGGACGGGGTTTCACATCGAAGAAGACCGCTCCTCGTTCCGCATCGTGCTCGGCCAGAAGGGTGTCGCCGCCATCCGGCTGTTGGGGGCCGCCGGTCGGCGTGCCGCGCTTCCGTGGAACTGGCTCCGTGCGCCCACAAGCCTGCGTCTCGCCGTTCTCCGTGGGTGGGTTCTCGTTGCCGAAGACCCGATGCCTGTGGATCGCTTCGGCAACAGCGCCTTCGTGCTGCGTACCCGGTCGCTCGGCATGGCCGAGCAGGCACGCCAGACCCTCGTAGACGCTGGGTTTCGTCCCTCGCTCATCATCGACAAGGGCGAGCACCTGTACACGAACCCGAACACGGGGGTCACGTCGCTGGTCGATGGGCAATACCGCGTGACCCTCGGCGTGCACGACACCGCCGTGCTTTACAACAACACGGGGAGCGACCTCGACCGCGTTCATTTCGGGGGCGCGGTGCGCCGGCCCCCCGCTGCTGGGTACCACACGGAGCGGGTTCCCGAGGGTGTGCGCGCGCCGTTGCTTCGCATCGACAAGAGCACGTTCCGCGGGACCGTCTACAACCTGCACGTCGAGGAAGACGAGTCGTTCGTCGTGCACGGCTACGCGGTGCACAACTGCTGGTTCGCTCGTGAAGGTGCGCGCACCGTCGGCCCGAAGGAAGCCAAGAAGGCAAAGCTGCTCAAGCACTCCCTGCTCCAGCGGTGACGGGGTAAGGTACGAGCCATGAGCGTGACCAACGACGGCACCGGCCGGGACACCGCGATTGCAGCCTTCGATCAGATGTCGTCTGGCGACCGCATGACCGCGCGCCAGATGCACTTGAACAGGCTGTGGGGCTTTTTCCGCGCGCAGCAGTACGACCATCGGCGCGTTGCGTGGGACGGCACCCCCGTGCTGCCCACCGAACAGCGCGCCTCCGTCGCACACACCGGGTACATCCCGCCGGGCTTCGAGGGCAACCCAGACCAGACGCTCTCGTTGAAGTACCGCCGGCCCGACGCGCCGTACCACCTCGGTCGCGTCATCGTCGAGCGCTTCACCGGCCTGCTCTTTTCGCAGCGGCGACACCCCATCGTGCGCGTGCCGGGTGACCCCGATACGGAGGACATGCTCGGCGCGATCTGCGACGAGGGCCGGCTGTGGTCGAAGATGGTGATGGCCCGCAACTACGGCGGCGCGATGGGCTCGGTGGCCATCGGGTTCAAGCTCGACAAGGGGCGCCCCGTCTTCGAGGTGTTCGATCCGCGGTGGTGCATCCCCATGTACCTGTCGCGCGCGGAGAACACGCTGCGCAAGCTCGAAGTTCGCTACGTCTACTACGAGCCCGTCGTCACCTTCGACGAGAAGAAGAACCGCATCGTCGAGCAGCGGCCGTTCTTCTACCGCCGTGTGATCGACACGCAGTCGGACGAGGTGTGGGAGGGCGTGCCGGCCGACAAGGGCGAGCCGAACTGGAACGAGTTTGACTCCAACCGCGTCGAGCACGGCATCGGGGAGTGCCCCGCCGTGTGGATTCAGAACCAAGAGGTGCAAGACGACATCGACGGCGACCCTGACGCGCACGGTGCGTTCGACATGATGGAGCAGATGGACGCGCTCATCTCGCAGGCCAACCGCGGGGTGATCTCCAACTGCGACCCGACGCTGCTGATCGTGTCGGAAGACGAGATGCCGGAGGGCTTGAAGAAGGGCTCCGGCAACGCGCTCAAGCTCAGCAAGGGCAACGCAAGCTACATGGAGATGAACGGCCAGGGCCCTCGCGCTGCGCTGGAGCTCGCCGAGCGCTTCGAGAAGCTCGTGTGCCGCATGGCGCGTGTCGTGATCGACCAGTCGAGCTCGCAGGTCGCGAAGACCGCCACGGAGATCGACCGCGACTACAGCTCGATGTTGGAGAAGGCCGACGTGCTGCGCGAGCAGTACGGCGAGCGGGGCATCAAGCGGTTGCTCCGCATCGTCATCAAGGTGTGCAAGGCGGCCCTGACGCCGCGCCCGGTTGAAGGGATCGGCGTCGTGCGTCAGGTGCTCGATCTACCGATGCGCCCGGTGACCAACCCCGACACGGGGGAGCGCAGCTTCGAGCCGCGGAAGTTCGGGTCGAGCGACCACATCACGTTGGCGTGGGGCCCATACTTCCAGCCGACGCTCTCGGACGCCAACACGGCTGTGCAGGCGGCCGGCACGGCGAAGGAAAAGGGGCTCGTGGATGCGCTCACGGCCACGAAGTTCATCGGCCCGTACTTCGGGCTCGACGATCCCGCGGACACCATCCACCAGATCAAGCAAGACGCTGACGAAGAGATGGCCAAGATGGAAGAGATGGCCAAGCGTCAGATGCAGATGCAGAAAGAGATGGAGGAAGAGTCCGCCGCCGAGCCCGCCGAGGGTGAGGAGGGTGCCCCCGAGGACGACGCCGCGCTCGACGCAGAGCTCGCCGCACTCGACGCGGAGCTCGCCGGCCTCGAAGGGGAGGAGGGCGTAGAGGGTATGCCGGCCGAAGGCGAGGAGCCGTTGCCCGAGGAGCCCATCGAGTGAGCTCGTTCTTCATTCACAACAGCCGCCCCGTGCTCGGCACGGCGCGGTACCCGAGCTGGATCGGTCGCGCGGAGTACCTCGACGACCCGAAGTTCGTGCCTCTCCCACCCAAGGCAGGCACGGAAAAGCCGACCGTGCTTCAAGACACGAAGTACGGCATCACCTACCCCATTCTCGACAACATGACGCAGGGGGAGTGGGTCACCGCAGACGTGGTGATGCGCTGGTACAACGCGTCGTTCGAGATGGTCGTGCAGTGGGTACGCGACGGGCTGATCGCAGCGGCGGCGACGCCGAAAGGTGGCAAGCGGTACCGCGTACTGGACCCTCACCGACTCATGCGAGACAAGATCGCACGCGCCGCTAAGGCCAATCGGAGGGTCCGCTGATGGGTGACTTCAACAAGCCGCGCCTCGTTTTGCTCGACGCCAAGGACGGGCCGAAGGAGCCGACGAAGCCGAAGCCCGTCAGTCGCGGCACGCTCCGCGCTGCGGCGGCCTTCACCAAGATGGTCGCGCAAGGTGAGATCACGGACTTCTTCACGATCGCCGTAGGCCCCGACGGGGCGATCGTCACAGGTGCGTGGCGCGGGAAGCACGAAGACACCATCATCGCTGAGATGGTTCGCGCCACGCACGGGCTTGTCGTCGGCGAGTTCGACAGCCACCTCGCCCCCGACGAGTGACATGCTGATCTCGTTCGAGTTCGACGGCGTCATCGTGCGCGACGACACGCGCGCGTTCGACGACCTGGAGACACCGCTGGAGCTTGTGCCGGGCGCTTCGCTGACCCTACGGTCGTTGCGTCGCGCCGGGCACATCCTGCTTTTGTGCTCCGACCGTGCGAACCGAGCCCTTCGGGTAGACCCCCGGCTGGACCCCTTGGTCACTGCGGGGGTTGTGAAGGTGGACCCTGTGCTCTGGAAAGAGCAGCAAGGGTTCTTCGAGAACCGCTACCAAGAGATGCTGGCCTTCGTGCTGGCCTACCTACCGGGTGTGTTTCATGCCATCGACGACGGCTTGCAGGGTAAGCCCGTCGTAGACCTGCACATCGACGCGAAGGCACGCGCGTTCAACCAGGGCGGGTGGCCGGCGATCATGCAGTGCTTCGGGTACAGAACGAGGAGAGCGCGATGAGCAAGCAGAACATCCAGCACCGTCGTCGGTTCATGGGCGGGCGTGCGACGCCTGAGCAGTACCACTCCAAGTACGCGTTTCCCCCCGGCACGAAGTGCCAAGTCGGGGGGTGCCCCGCGCACCCGCTCACGCGGATCATCGTGATGGTGCCCTACGAGGAGCTCCGTAAGCGCGACCCCGGCATCGACGTGCTTGCGCAGACCGACCCGGCGAAGTTTCTCGCGATGATGATTCCGTTGAAGATCAACGGACCCACGCAGCCCGCGGTGAACCACATTCGCATCTCGACGGTGTACGCCTGCAAGACGCACACGCCGGATGCGGAGCGCGCCGCAGCGAAGGGCCCTTCGTGGGCCGTCGTCGAGATCAACCGCGGCCCCGGTGAGGACAAGCCCAAGGTGGGCTGGGGAACGATGCCGACGTGACCAAGCGAGGCAGCATCGTGAAGCGCTACGGGGGGAAGGGGGTCATGGCCCACCAGTTGATCCCCCACTTCGCGCGCGCCGACTGGTACATCGAACCGTTCTTCGGCGCGGGGTCGGTGTTCTTCGCGTTGCCGTTGTCGGCGTACCAGTTTTATGCGGTCAACGATCGTGACAGCGACGTGGTGAACTTCTTTCGTGTGCTGCGGAACCAGCCCGACGCGCTGCACGAAGTCGTCGAGCTGTCTCCGCACGCACGCGACGAGCTCGTTGCCGCCCGCGAGCCCGCTGACGACCCCGTGGAGAAGGCCCGTCGTTTCTGGTGCCGTTCGCGCATGGGGTTCGCGGGGATCGACCTTCCCACGAACGGCTACGGCCGCTGCTACATCAAGGGCTACGGCAAGATCGACCAGCTCCGCGAGTACGCGCGCGCCCTCGTGCGCGTGACGGAGATCGACAACGCCGACGCGCTGGACTTCCTCACGGGGTACGGCACCGAAGCGCAGTGCCGATCCAACAAGGTGTTCGTCTACGCAGACCCGCCGTATGTGCTCGGAACCCGCAAGGGCGTCGCGTACGCGCACGAGATGGACGACGCGCACCATCGGCACCTCGCGGCGCGCCTGCACACCATCGTTGGGTACGGCGGCCGGGTTGCCGTGTCGGGGTACGACAGTGACCTGTACAACGAGCTGTACGCAGGGTGGCGCGTTGTGCGGTTCGACACGGCGTTGCTCGCGGGAAAGAACCGCGGGACGCGCACCGAAGTGCTCTGGCTCAGCTACCCGGAGAGCGAAGAGATGGGCGCCTACGCGCCGAAGGTGCGTCCCAAGAGCGATCTCGAAGCGCGCCTGCTCGCTTCGGCGAAGGGCCGCCGCTAGTCTGGCGGCATGGCCCGCGCACCGAAGAAGACTAAGTGGCTGACAAAGAAGAACCAGTCCCCGTCTGACCGCGCTGCGCGGCTCAACGAAGCGGTTGCCCGCCAAGTTGCAAAGCAGCGGGCGCGCCTTGGACTGGATATTCAAGTCGGGCCGGGCGCCGATCGGCGCCCGAACATCGACCGGGCTCGTGAGTACGGGCGGCGCGCCAGCGACCTACTGCGGCGCGCACAGCTTGCGATGGCGCGTGGGGACACAACGCTCGCTGCGTCGTTGATGGACGCGGCGAAGCGCACCCGTCGTGTCGCGGCGCATTTCCATCGGATGCACAAAAAGCACGATGTGAAGCGCTCTCTGGAGGCAGAGCATTGGGACGCTCGCGAGAAGTATTGGCGTGCACGCGAACGTGCCCTTAGAGCAGAGGGCAGAAACGACGAAGCGGACAGCGCACGAGTTCGCGCAGAGAGCTCGGGCATGAGCGCGGACGCTGCGAGAAAGCTCGATGGCGTTCCAGAGAAGAAGCGCCGTACCGAGAAAGACGCCGTCCGCAGTCTCAGTGAAACGTCCGCAGGCAAGTCCTTCGCGGCGGCGCAGTGGGCGCGCGAGCGCGCAGAGCGTGCGGCTGCACGAAAGGCTGAGTTCGAGGCGTCCCCGGCCGGCGTAGCGCGCGCCAAGCGCGCAGCCATCAAAGCGCGCCGTAAAGAGATCAGGGCGCGAATGGCCCAGGAGCGCCGGAAGTCATACGGACTCGGGCACACCTTCACGAAGGCGCGCACTGCGGAGATCATGGCCGCGAAGCAATCGCGGGTGTTCCTAGAAAAGCTCGCTGCTCAAGTAGAGAAAGACAGACTGGTCAAGCTAGCGAAAGGTCGCGAGGCAGCGTCTGGAAAGCCCGCCCCGCCGCCGCCCGCACCACCCCCTACGCCGCGCGGGCGTCTGCGTATTCACGAACAGCGAGCGCGGCTAGACGGCTTGTTGAAAGAGAATGCAGACGAGGCGAAGGTGTTGCGCCGTGAGGCTCGCGAGGCCCGTGCGGCGGCGAAGGCCGCAAGAGCACAACTTCGCGAGGCGTCCCTGGCGCGCGGCCCCAAGAACGATCGCGTACCCGGTTCTGCCACGGAGCGTGCGTGGGCTGACGCAGTCAGCAAGGCAGAGCAGGCGTCAGCCCGTGTTGCTTCCGTGAAGCAGCGAGTGGCCGACAACAAAACCCACCGTAGTGCGGTGACCGCAGTTCGCACGAAGGTTGAGCAAACGTACGAGCGGTCGTTTGGGCAGCGCGTGCGGCGTGCGCTGGGAGCTCCCGGCAGGCAGGTTCACCGCTTGCAGTCCGCTATCGCCACAAAGTTTCGAGAGTTTAAAAAGAAGCACGGGATCGACAAGCCGTTGAAGCCGGATCAGCGGAAGACACTCATGCAAAAGCTGTTCGGCAGCGACAAGGGCTACCGCGGCGAGGCGTACGTTGCGGGTGGGATGGGAGGCGTCGGTATGATGTTCTTGACCGGGCGCGCGGGATTCCAGCACCCCGACCACCGCACCAAGATGCGCGAGCTGTCCGAGGAGCTGAAACACGCACACGAGGAGGTGCCGCATGTGCTGCACAAGGGCAGCAAGGGCGGCGTCTTCTACTACAGCCCCGAGGGTAAAAAGGTCTACATCGTGCGCGGCGGCTTGCGTGGTATGATCGGTGCGATAAGGATGGCTGGCGCTGGCTTCCGAGGCGCGCGCCTCTACAGGTGAGGAAACACATGGGTAGAAAACTCCAGGCTGCTGGCCGGCTGGCACGCGACGCGGCGGTCACTGCCGCGCACTTGTCCCCCGCGGCTCACGTCGCGCGCATCGCTACGGCCGGGCTTTCGCGACAGCTCGGTCCCGATTCCGGCGCGACGGGGCGGTACGCTCAGTTGGGTGCTGCCGCGCACCGCGCGAACGCTGCGATGAAGTCGGGGGCTATCGCGAGCATCAACCGCACGTTCGGGACGAGCAGCGTGGCGTCCAAGGTGGCGAAGGCTGCCGTCGGGTTTCGCGCTGGTAAGAAGAAGCGGGACGCTCACGGGCGGTTTGCGTGATGGCTGCGCGAACGACATTCCGCCCTGCCCGTGTGACTCCCACTATGGAGGCGGCGATGCGGCAGGTTCAGCACCACGCCGCGCGTCTAGAGGGGCACGGTTTCCGTGGCGACCACTCGGAGCGCGTACGAAGCGTTCTTGAACCATCGGAGTAACCGCATTCGTAGTGCGGGGCCGGCTGGGAACGCATACGACGTGATGCGGTACCACCAGAATTGCGTACAGAGCGTCTCGCTCTCGGCAGCCGCGCACACCGATGGACCGCATCATGGGGCGTTCGGGGCGCACCCGGCCTGCGGTCGCGCGCCCCGCATGGATCGCGGCGGGTGGTGTGTCGAAGCGTAAGCGCGACTCGCGCGGGCGCTTCGCCTGACCTACGCTCCCTGCATGGGAGACGCCCTCGTTACGGCACAGCGGTCGGCGCGCATCCAAGAGCGGCTCCACAACCGCAAGAACACAGACCCCAACGACGAGGCAGTTCTGCGGCGACTTCGCCGTGACGCCGCGAGCGCTGGGGCCACACTCGCGACGGGCGGTAAGGGCGGTCTGCCCCCGACGCTTGTGCGCGATGTGATGCGCCGTGATGAGTTTCGGTGTAAGGCGTGCGGCACGAATCAGAAGTTGATCGTGCACCACAAGGGCGGGCTCGAAGCGCCCGTGTCTCGATGGCTCGCCGCCAAGGGGAAGTCTAACGACCCCAACAACATCGTGACGCTCTGCACGACCTGCCACGACTCGATCCACGACGAAGACCGCGCGCGTTTGTAATGCCGAAGCCAGACCCGCAACGACAGCTCGTAGGGTTTCACGATGACGTGGACCGACTGATCGACGGTCGTGCGCGACGGGCAGCGGACGACGTGTTCAACGTCGTGCTCGCGGAACTTCGCACGAGCACCGTCCGCCGCGGGTCGCCGCAGCAGAACGCTGAGCGCGTGTCACGCACCGTGCACCACTTGATCGCAAACGATGCGGTGAAGGTGGTCAACGCGGTGAGCGGCGAAATGGTTGGCATCGTCAACGACGCCATCGCGGACTCGCAACAGCGCACACTGCGCATGGTTCGAGCCTTCGAGGGCAGCGTTCCTCGCGTGCTCCGCGACAACATTCGCCAGCGCACCGACCGCGCCGAAGTCGCCCGCACGATGAACGCCGAGTATCACCGCAGCGTGACGATGGGGTGGGGCGTCGAGATGCGCGCGTTGGTTGAAAGGGTCGCGCGTGAGTCGGCCTCTGTCGGCGACAAGCCACACATCATGCTCGCCAAGATTGACGAGGCGATTCATGCGCACCGCTGGCGTGTAGAGCTTTCCGCCTCGTACAGCGCAGCGTCGGCGTACAACGCCGCGCAAGATCGCTCGGTGCGTGCGCTTCACGGCACCATGCCGGATATTCGCAAGCGGTGGACGGAGCGCATCGACGACGCGACGGGCCGCCCGTACGACGACAAGGTGGCTCCCGACAGCTTCGTGCTGCACGGTCAGGTCGTAGCCGGCGACAGGCTTTTCGAGATGCCCGCGGACTCTCGCGCGCCGCACCGCATGATCGGTGCGACGTGGCCTCACCCCCCGAATCGCCCCAACGACCGCGCGGTAATCACCCCCTGGCGGCGCGGTTGGGGTATTCCGGCGTATGAAATTGTGAATGGCAGGCGGCGAGCCTTGCGCTAGCGTCCAGCGCCTCGGTAGCGTCTGCGGAGGAGCACCATCATGGCGATCGACCCGAAGAAGATGATGGCGATGAACGGCAAGCAGCCGGAGCCGCCGCCCGAGGAAGAGGGGATGGAGGAGACGCCCGAGGGTGAAGAAGCCCCCGAGGGCGGCGAGGGCGAGATGATGGCCGGCGGCGACACGAAGTTCGCCCCCATCATGGAGCTGCTCGAAGACGCGGCCGAAACCATCGAAGACAACCTCGTCGAGATGGATCAAGCCCAGCTTCTCGGGGAAGACCCGCTCTCCGAAGACCAAGTCTTCAAGCTCGCCGAGGTCATGGGGATGCTCGACCCCCAACTCGTGCTGGGTATGAAGGAAGTGATGGGCGACATCACGATGGAGGAGGCGATGGAGCTCGGGGAGCACCTCGCCGACGAGGGCTACGCCAGCGACGCCGACCTTCTCGGCGGCTTCCTCTTCCACACCAAGGAAGTGCTCCCGGCGCTCGGTGTGGAAGAGGTGACCGGCGAGGGTGCGCCTGCCGAAGAGGCCCCGCCGCAGCCCGAGCGCGTCTCGCCCGTCGCGAACATGCGGCGGTAGTTGCGCGTTCTGAAAGAATCGGGGACGCTTGCATCATGGCAGCTAACGACATCAAGCCGGTTGCGACGCTCCCCGTATTCGGCACCGGCACCGTGCCGGGGGCGAACGCAGACCCACCCGCGAAGCTCAGGCCGATTACGGCGGGGGCCGACGCTCGCTCGTGGGAAGACCTGCCGCCGGTCGTCTCCACCACCTCCCCGCCGCAGAAGTGGTTGGGTACGAAGAAATGAGCGCGTTCAAGTCGGCTTCCACGCTCCGCAGCTCGCGGACGCAGGCGGTGTCCATCGGCACGAGCCCCGCGGGGTTCGGGGACGCCCCGGCGCCCGGCGTGCCGAAGGATCAGGGCAAGCCGTGCGACACGATGAGCAGCATTTCGCTCAACGACTCGCTGCCCCTCAAGGCGTGGCCCAAGGCGGCTCCCGACCCCAAGCCGTTCTGACTATCGCGCGTCGTGCCTGCGCGTGTAGACCGCTGCCGGTAGCGGTGGTGCGGGGGTAGCTCTCCCCCCGCGCCGAATACCGGCGCTAGGATTCCCATGACCGACACGCTGAACACCGACATCGCGATCACCGCCACCCCGACGACCGGGGTAGGCGCTGCGGCGTGCACCATCGCGGAGAGCGACGTGCGGCGCATGTCCCGGTGGGTCCGCGGGGCGTACACACTCAGTACGGACTCGCCCGTGAATGTCGATCTCAGCGGTCTGTCTGAGGCGCATTACCTGACGGTGCGGAGCTCCGCGAAGGTGCGGGTTCGCATCACGTCTGCGGACGGAAACAACCAAGCGATCCCCGTAAACCCCTTCGCCATCATCGTCTGCTCGGGAGAGCCCATCACGGCCATCGACCTGACGCGCGAGGCGGGTGTAGAAACCACGGTCGAAGTTTTCTTCGCCCAAGAACCGTAGGAGTGGCTGATGACGACGAACAAGACGCAGACGTACACCCGGCTGCTGGACAAGGCTGCACCCGACTCGCTCCCCGACCTGCTGCGCAAGATGCAGTTCGGGAAGATGAACACGCCCATCAAGGTCGTCGTGAGCGGGCTCACCGCCACGGCCACCCCCGACATCACGACGGCGGCGGTGAAGGCGGCGGCGACCATCACGGGCATCGAGCTGGAGTCGGGCGAGAACCTGCCGGCCATCGGGCAGGTCGTGTCGCTGCGCGTCGCGGCCTCGGCCACGGGCGCGTCGGTCGGCACCTACGGCGTGACCGACGACGGCGGCACGGCGATCATCCCGCCCGGCGGCGCCTCGGCCGCTATGGGCATCGCGAAGCTCAGCGACAACGGGAAGGTGCTCACCTTCCCGAACACCGTGACGGGCTTCACGCTGATCTACTGGCCGCGCGCGGCCGTGGACATGAGCGCCGACGCGGGCTTCCTCGCCCCGTAAGACACGGCAGGCTGCCGTAGCTCGAAGGCAGAGCAGCTCTTTTGTAAAGAGCCGGGTGCGGGTTCGAGTCCCGCAGGCAGCCCCATCGTTGAGTCGTTCAACGCCACGGCAGCGGTTAATTGCCGGTTAAACGAACGAGGGACAGGCACATGGACGAAGTCACCATCCAGGCACAGCAGGCACAGGCAGACGCGAACGGCAACGTCGTCACGCCGCCCACGACCACGCAGGGTCAGGGGCAGAAGCAGCCCGACAACGCCAACGGTGGGCAGCAGGGCGGCAACGTCGTCACGCTCCCGACGAAGGCGATGGCTGCTCTCAAGCGCGAGGAGCGCTTGAAGGGTCAGCGTGAGCTCGCGAAGCGCCTGGGCTTCGCGTCGGTCGAAGACATGGAGGCGTCGTTCGCTGCGAAGCGGAACGAGCCCAAGCCCGCCGCGCAGACCGAGACGAAGCCGAGCCAGACGCAGCAGAACCACCAGCGCCAGACGGCCAAGCCCGAGCAGAAGCCGGGGCAGCAGGCGCAGGCCGGCCGCGCCGACGAGGACAAGATCAAGCGCCTCGCGCGGGAGAAGGCCAAGGCCGAACGTGAGGCGCGCGAGGCGCGCCGCGAAGCGCTCGCCGCGCAGGCCGAGGCCGAGCTCCGCATCGCCGCCTCGAACTGCGGCATCCGAGATGTGGACTATGCGCTGCACCTCGTGCGCACCCGCACCAAGGGGCTCACCGAGGAGCAGCTCCGCAAGTTCGACGAAGTGACGTTCTTCAACAACCTCCGCACCGAGGCTCCGTACATCTTCCGCGAGACGGTGGTGCCGGCGCAGACGGGGGTTTCGGAGAACGCTGCCGCCACCAAGTCGCCCCCGAGCGCGGGCACGGCCAACGAGCGGGTGGCCCAGCAGAACGGCGCCCGCGACGCGCTCAAGATGAAGCCCGACGAGTACAAAGAGCGTTTGCGCTCGCTCGGCCTGACGGGCTAGGCTTTTCAAAACGAAAGCGCGGTGGCAAACTGCGCTACACAAAACCCGCGATGTAAAAACATCGCCAGAGTGAGGTAGGCACGATGCCCGAGTTTTCGATCATCGCACAGAACGCGACCGTCCGAGCGCTGGTGCAGGAGAACTTGCTGGAGCGCGCGTTTCACGACGCGCTGTTCCCGCGGCTGATCTTCCGCTCCGAGGTCGCCGCCCGCGAGTGGCCCGCGGGCGTGGGCGACTCGATGATCTTCACGGCGCCGGGCCTCCTCCCCGTGTCGATGCGCCCGCTCCAGCCGGGCACCGACCCGATCCCGCAGACCTACGGCGCCGAGCAGTGGGAGGCTCAGCTCCAGCAGTACGCGGGCACGATCGACACGAACATGCCGACCAGCATGGTCGCCATCGCGGACCTCTTCCTGCGCAACGCCCAGCAGCTCGGGCTCCAGGCGGCGCAGTCGCTCAACCGCAAGGTGCGCAACCGCGCGTACAACGCCGCGGAGTCGGGCTGGACCGTCGCCGACGGCGCGCAGTCGGGCACCACGCTGCGCGTGAAGCGCCTCAACGGGTTCACCCGCGCGCGCAGCACGAGCGGCAACGCCGTGCGCTTCACCGCGGTGAGCTCCAGCAACCCGCTGCCCATCAAGGTGTTCGACAACGGCGCCGAGGCGTCCTTCAACGTCATCGGCTACACGCCGGACACCGCGGGCGACGAGATCGGCCCCGGCACGCTGACGCTGTCGGCCGGCACCACGAGCGTCGCGAACCGCGCGTACGTCATCTCGGACGATCGCACGGCGATGGTGCGCGTGGGCGGCGGCAACAAGATCGACGACATCATCTCGACCGACCTGCCCACCCTGTCGAGCGTGCGCTCGATGGTCGCGCGCCTGTGGCAGATGAACGTGAACGAGCACGAAGACGGGCGCTTCCACGCGCACTGCTCGCCCACGTCGGTCGCGAAGATGTACGAGGACAGCGACCTCCAGCGCCTCAACACGTCGCTGCCCGACTACTACATGTACAAGCAGTTCGCCCTCGGCGAGATTCTCAACACGATCTTCGTGCGCAACACGGAGTGCCCCACCGTCGAGACGGTGCTGGGCGGCAGCACGGCGACGTACAGCCAGGACGACGACTTCGCGGGCGAGCTCACGGCCAACGGCGCCGTGGGCGGCCAGCGCGTCGAGCGCATCTTGTTCACGGGGCGCGACTACATCTTCGAGATGTACTCGAACCTCGCGGCGCTCGTGACGGAGGCGGGGCTCAACGGCAAGGTCGCGGACGCCAAGATCACCAACCAGGGCATCGAGGTGTTCAGCGACCGCATCCAGATGATCCTCCGCTCGCCGCTCAACCGTCTGCAAGACATGGTGAGCGCGAGCTGGCGGTTCATCGGTGACTGGCCGGTGCGCACCGACGCCACCACGGGCGACGCCGCGCGCTACAAGCGCGTGGGCATCATCCAACATGCGGGGTGAGTACAAGCGGGTTGGCACTATAACGGCGGTGTGGTAAGTCGCTTGTATGAGCGACGTGAAACACTGCCCACAATGTGCTCGCACGCTGCCGGTCACCGCGTTCTACACAGTGAAGAAACCCACGGGCCTTCGTACTTCCGGCTACTGTCGGGAATGTACGAAGGCCCGTGCAGTTGCTTGGCTCGATGCTCAGCCGCCCGAGTGGCACGCTGCCAAGAACAAGCGCGACGCCGCAAGGTACAAAACGAGCGCAACACCCGAGCAGCGGGCTGCCAGAGCCGAGGCGATGCGCAAGTGGGCGCGAAGAAAGAGGGCCGACGACCCTGCGTGGGCAGCGCAGAAGCGGGCAGACAATCAGAATCGTCTGAAAGCCAACCCCGAGGCGTCGCGGATCAAGAACGCCTGCTCAAACGGGCGGGCTCGCGCCAAGATGGCGGGGCTGCCGTATGGGTTTTCAACGCGCGATTGGGCTGCGGTCCTCGATGCGTTCGGACACGCCTGTGCGTTCTGCGGCGCCGCGCAGTGCCTTCTCGACCTAGAGCACCTCGTGCCGATCAGGCAGGGCGGCGGGCACATTGTCGGGAATGTCGTTCCCGCTTGCCGCCCGTGCAATGCACAGAAGGCATCCCGTACCCTCAGTCAGTTCGCCGCGCTCAGGGGCATCACGCAGGGCGAGCTCGACGATATCGTGCGTAGGGCTAGTCTCCAGCACGCTGGCTGATCGCAAGAGGGCTGGTCGGAGGCCGGGGGAAACCTCGGCCTTCTGCTTTTCTCCGCACGCCCCTTGCGTTCTACAGCGCGCCGGGCATAATCAATTTCGACCTCGGGCTCCCTTTGGGAGCTTCCTTCGCTAACACCGGCAGGCAGCCAAGTTAGGTGGTCAGCCTCAGTGGGTCACGGCATAGCCGCGACAGCCAACCAGTGAGGAGTCGGGCAACCTCTGGTTCACACCATGAGCACGCCCAATCTCGGCGGTACGATCTCCAGCACCCTTCGGGGCGCGAGCGAGTCGAAGGGAGCTCTCAAACTTCGCCGTTTGATCTCCCCGTCGGGTGCTAGACAACGAGCGGCGTCCGTCCTCGGCGGTTATCCGTTGTAACACCGCAGACGAGTCTAGCACCCGACACCGCCACCCTTTACACTCGCGCTATGGCGAAGACGCGAGCAACCGTCGCTGATCCCCTGGAAGCCGCCAAGGTCGGCGGGATCACCCCCACGAGCGATCCGCTGGACGCGCTCGACCAAGTGGACGCGGACATCACCACGAACGTGCCGCCGCCCCCCATCGCGGCGGCCCCCGTTCGTGTGCAGCCGTACCGGCTCAAGGCCGACGTGCGCGTGCACGTCAACGGTCAGATCACCACGCTCCGTGCGGGGCGGGTGGTTTCCGATGCCTGCGGCCCGAGCTACATGCAGGCGCTTCACGAGGCCAAGGCCCAGCTCGAACCCATCGCGGAGTAGCCCATGCCTCTGAGCGACACGGAGAAGGTTCGCATTCGGTACCACCTCGGGTACCCGAACGTGACGGCCATCGCGTCGCTCAACGCGGGCATCCCGATTCCGCTCCAGACGTTGTTTCTCGTCGAGAATGCGATGGACCGCGTGATCGACGAAGCGCTCCCGATTGTGCGCACGCACATTCAGACGCTCGACAACATCGAGTGTCAGCTGGTCGAGGGGCAGCGCAACCTCGCGGTGAACCGCCTGGGTGACATGGAGATTCGCCGCGAGCACCTCGACCAGCTCGAAGGCGAATATCGCCGCTGGGCCAATCGTCTCGCCGATACGCTCGGCGTGCCGCTCTACCCGTACTCGTCGAAGCTCAAGTCTACGCGCGTCGGGAACATGACGGTGCGGTGATGTCCTGCGGGTGCAAGTACAAGCCCTGCTTTCACACCGTCACCGCGACCACCGTGCGGGACAGCCTCGTGGCGTCGTTGACGAATACGGTGGACGGTATCCGCCAGATCGCGACGGACCTCGGCGCACGGCAGTATCAAGTCTCGCTCGTGTGGACGCGGTGGAGTGAGGGCCGGCGTGGGGCTGGCGTCGAGGAGATCGTCGAGCGGGTCGTGCTACTGCCGACACCGCTGGTCGAAGATTTCTCGGCGCTCACCGCGGACGTACTCGCTATCGGGTCTGTGGAGCGCGGGCAGGTGCGCATCTCGGAGATCAGCCCACGGTACACGGAAGACCAGCTTCGCGGGTATCACGGGGATGGCCGCCCTGCCGACGAGGACGAGCAGTTTTACTACGAGGTGTTTTTTCCGCGTGCGGCGGGCAACACGGTAAAGGGCTCTCGTCGGCGGTTCACGCTGACAGGCACGCCGAACTACCTGCCGCTCAAGTTCGCGTGGTCGGTCAACGTGACGCGCGCGTACGACGACACGGATGACGACGGCTACCTGAGGAGGTAGCCGTGCCGCTCCGACAAAACGTCCCCATCGCCAAGCTCGACAGGATTCCGAAGAAGGTCGTCGCCGAAGTGGCCCGCTCGTTGGAGCGGGCGCTCCAGCAGAGCGGCAAGATCATTCTTCGTGAAGTGCAGCGCGCGACGAAGGAGGCTGGCGCCGTTGCCACGGGCTCGCTGAATAAGTCGTGGCGGGTCGTCACCGGCAAGCGCTTCGTCGCCGTGACCAATGCGGTGAAGTATGCGAGCGCGGTGACGATGGGCGCGAAGTGGCCGCGCCGGATGCCGAACGTGCGGAAGATTCAGACGTGGGTTTCGATCAAGTTCCCGCAGGTGCGCCCCGGTGACCGAAAGCGTGTGGCGTTCGCCATCGCGAAGACTCTCAAGCGCCGCGGGATGAAGGGGCGCGACTTCGTTCGCGTCGCGCAGGAGCGTGTCGCGGGGCAGGTGAACACGCTGATCGAAACTGCGCTACGATCCGCACCGGGTCGATCCCGTGTCTAACCGAACCACCCTCGTCAGCAGCGCGACGCAGCGCGCGGTGTACACGCCTAACGTCGAGACAGACGTACGGACGGCGGTGACACGCGGGCTGGCCGAGTACCTTGAATCTCTCAAAACTTCTAGCGGCCTCAACCGCTCGAAGACGTTTCAGCTCGCGAAGGTGCTCGACGTGTGGGCCGAGGCTGAGGAGATCGCCAAGTTTCCGAGCGCGTGCGTCTACGCGGTGGGCGACCTGACGTACGACGCATCACGCATGACGCCGAAGGTCATCGCGGAGACGAAGTTCACGTCCCCGATCACAAAGAAAACGACCTACCTCGCGACGTTGGCCGAGCTCTCCCTGCCGCTGAGCGTGGAGCTCTACGCCAACGACCCGGTCGAGCGTATGGCGTGCGTGAAGATGATCGAGGATGGGCTGAACCCCGTGTCGTGGATGTACGGTGCCCGCCTCGCGCTGCCCCACTACCACGGTGTGCACGCGACCTACGAGCTCTTGCGGTGCTCGTACCGCGACGATGGTGAATCCGTGCAGCGGCGTCTCCGCGGCGCGACGTTCTCGGTGCAGGTAACCTGCCCGCAGCTCAGGCTGTTCAGCCTGACGGAAGCGACATCTCCCCGGTTCGATCTCGCGGTGTCCGAGGGAGCCGACGCAGCAACAACCTCAACGTAGGAGCGCCCAATGGCAGGGTTCGTTCGACGCTTCGGCTACTTTCCGCCGAAGGAAGTTCTCACGCAGATCGAGGGTGCGGTCGTCATCGACCTGCCGCCGACTGCTTCGATCCAGGGTGTCGGCACCGGGTGCGTCGCCATCGTCGGCGAGTGCACTGACGCGAGCCGCGCAGTGACCGTCGCCACGAACGGCGATGTCTCCACGCGCGTTGTGCCCACGGAGGTGTTCGGCGCGCAGGACTTGCTCAACAAGTTCGGCGGCTGGGACGAGACGATCGGCAAGTTCGGCGCGGACCTGGGCAACGTCTTTGCGGCGTTGCGCAACAAGCGCTTCCCGCGGCTGATCGTCGCTCCTGTGGACAACGTCACGCCGGGCAGCGGGACGAACAAGGGCGTGCGCGTGTTCCGCGACCTGCCCACCAACAAGAGCGCGTCGGACCCGTCGCCCGTCGTACCCGTGGCTGGTGCGACGGTGGCTGCGGGTCGTGAGTTTCTCGCGACGGCGAACCGCGTTCGCATCGCGAAGGCGGTGACGTTCGGCTCGGACGCCGCCTACAAGACCGGCACGGACGGCGTGGTGGCGACGGCCGGTGCTGCGGCGACGCAGACGTTCACCAGCGCGTCCGGCGACTTCATCAACAAGGGTGTCAAGAAAGGCGACATCCTCGTCATCGGCGTCATCGGCACGAACAACGCGGCCAATACGCTGACGGTTCGTGTGAACACGCGCACCAGTGCAACCGCGCTGGAGGTCGAACGGCTCGACGGAACGAACTTCGCGTTTGTGACCGAGAGCTCGCTCGCCTACCGACTCCACGTCGGGCGCACCGCAGACTCGTCGGCGGTGGACGGGCGCGACCACAGCGCGACGGAGACGGGCGGGTACACGGTTCCTGCGCGCCCGCTCGACGCGACGGTCAGCGCCGGCACGGCGTGCACGCCCACGGTTGTCCCCGACGCGGGCACCGCGAGCTCGTGGGACGTACTCTCGGGCCTCGGGATGCGGGTCAGCCCCGGCACGGCGCTCACCTACGACGCCAACGTGCACGCGCCGAACGCCGCGACGAACGCGACCATCCGCGCCCGGTACGACCGCGCGGTGGACGCGCTGCTATCGGATGCAGAGCCGATGCGCGACGTGAACATCGTGGTGTCGGCCCGCAAGGACAACACCATCGCCGCGAAGCTGCGCGCCCATGCGCTCACGGCGAGCGAGCGTGGGCTGACGCGCCGTGTGATTACGGCCCCCGCCGTCAACCAGCTCACGCTCAACAACGTGTTGGCGAGCTCTGCCCCGGGTGTCGGCGGTTTCCGCACGGATCGTGTGGACTACGCATGGCCTGGCTACCGCCATTCGGTGCCCGAAGCTGTCGGGTTCTCAGTGGCCACGAGCGACGGCAGCACGACGAGCGATGGCGTGCTCGACGACACCAACGACGTACTGCTCGCCAGCGTGGAGGCCAACCTGCCGCCGGAGCGCAACCCCGGTCAGGCGAGCGAGCCCATTCCGACGATCATGTCGAGCGTGCTCGCCTTCGCGCGCGGCACGCCCGATCTGTCGATGGCCGAGTACATCGCCCTGCGCGCTGCCGGCATCGTGGCCATGCGCTTCGACCGCATCGCGGGGCCGATCTACCAGAGCGGCGTCACCACGTCGCTCACGAGCGGCCAGAAGAACATCAGCCGTCGTCGCATGGCCGACTTCATCCAAGACTCGGTCACCAACCGGCTGAACCAGCTCGCCAAGCAGCCGATGACCGACGCCTGGAAGGATGCGGCGCTGTCGGAGGTGATCTCGTTCCTCGACGGGCTGCTCTCGGAGAACAACCCCGCGGCGCAGCGCATCTCTGGCTACTCCGTGGACGACAAGAGCGGCAACACCGCAGACCTCGAAGCGGCGGGTGTGCACGTCATCATCGGTGACGTGCGGTTGCTCGCCACGGGCGACGTGCTGGTCTTCCAGACCAACATCGGTGAGGGCGTGGTCATCACGCGGACCCTCACCTAGTTGACGCACAGGTACCTGTCGGGTACCACAAGCGTGCGTGCCGCACCCCGCGCTTGCGGGGGATAGGGCTCGGATGGTGAAAGCCTCCGGGCCTTGTTCGTTTCAAAAACGCGAGGGCAGTGATGGCTAGCAATCGTATCAAGGGTCAGGAAGTGTCCGTCGAGATCGTCGCAGACAACCAGATCGTGTCGTCCATGACGGCCGTGCGGAGCTGCGAGTTCAAGTACAACCGCGAGATTCTCTCCGAGGGCTACATCGGCGAGAAGACCGAGCGGAAGGACTCGATCTTCAAGGGCGTGAGCGGGTCGATGGAGGTGCACCTCGACGACCCCAACGCCTTCAACTTCTTCATCCAGATGAACGACAAGTCGAAGCGCCGCCTGCCGGGGGTGACCGTCAACGTCAAGATGACGCTGAACTTCCCCGACGGCCGCCGCGTGCGGATCATCGTTCCCGACGTGGAGTTCGGTGAGCTGCCCGTGAACTTCGGCTCGCGTTCGGACTACGGCACCACGTCGCTCGACTTCGAGGCGAGCGACGCGCGCGCCATCATCGGCTGAGAGCACAGCCGAGTTCTAACAACCAACAGGCACAGGTTTTTCCATGAGCAACATCACGCCGACCCCGACCGCCACCTTCACCTACGCCGTGCCCGACAAGCTGCGTAGGAAGGTGCTCAACATGGAAGTCACGAGCATCACGGTGGGCGAGCTCTCCGCGATGGACGAGCTCCGCTGCGCGCAGGCCGCACGCGGCGACGCCACGGTGCTCGCTTTCCAGCTTGCGATGGCGAGCTTGCGCGCGATCAACGACAAGCCGGTTTCGCCGGCCAACGGCACGCAAGAGCAGGCGTGGTCGGAGATGGGCCCGAAGCTGCGCAACCTCGTGATGGCCGCCTACAGCGAGATCAACAACGCGGATCGCGAGGTGTCCGAGGATTTTCTCAAGAGTCGGCGGGTTACGGTAGCGTAACCCCGCCGCGGTACGCCCTGGCTTTTTACAAGGCGTACGGAGACGGCAGCTACGCGAGAAAGCTCTGGAAGCTGCTCGCGTTCTGCGCGCGGTACGGGCGGGCCGACTTGGGAACGCTGCTCTCGCTGCCCATGCCTACGATCAGAGTGTTCTCGAACGCGATCTCTGAGCTTCTTAAAGAGGAAGCAGCCGAGGCCGAGAAGGACGACTGATGGCAGACGACGAGCCGACTTCGGGCGCCCAGCGTATTGTCTACAACGTAGGCGTCACGCTGGGCGCCATCGACCGCGCCACCAAGACCGCCGAGCGCGTCGTCGGTGTGATGGAGCGTGTGAAGAAGCTCTTTGCCTCTACGGAGAAGAGCACTTCGCAGTCGGCCGGCGGCATCATGGCCGCCACTAGCAACATCGTCTCTGGCGGCGGTGCTGCTGGCGGTGGAGGTGGCGGGGGCGGCATCATGTCGCTCGTCGGCAACTTCAACGCGCTCGGCATCGCGGTCGGGACTGCGCAGCGCGCGTACGCCTTCCTATCCAACACCGTCGTCGGGTTGCACCAGAGTCAAGAAGACATGGTCAACACGATGGCGGGTACGTTCCAAGCCCTCGGGTTTGCCAGCGATATCACTGGCGGTGTGAACATCGCCGAGACGGCGCTCAACCGCATCAACGAGGCAGCAGCGCGGCTACCCGGCGAGACGAGTGAGTACATCACCGTCTTCCAGGCAGGCATCTCCGGGCTCGCGGCGGGGTTCAACAACAACCTCGATCAGATGCTCTCGTTCAGCAACAACTTCGCGGCCATCGGGCGGTCCCTCGGGGTCGACGCCGAGCAGATCGGCCGCGACATGTCGCTGATGATCCGCGAGGGACAAGCGGGTGCCGGCGCCGACGTGGCGACCTTCCAACGCCTCTTGCCCTTCATCAACAACTACCGCCGGTCGATGGGGCAGGCGGCGGTCACTGCCGAGACGTTCAACCGAATGCAGCAGCCGGAGCGCCTCCGGTTGCTGGAAGGCTCGTTCGGTGGCCTCTCAGACATGATCTCTCGCGCGGGCAATACCTACTCTGCGCTACAGGGCGAGTTCCAGTCTCACATCACGGGTATCCAGCGTGCCATCACGGCGCCGCTGTTTGAAGGTGTGAAGGACTCGCTTCGCGCCATGAACGGGCTGCTGTCTCGGTACGAAGACCGCATCAAGACAGTTGGTGCCAGTATCTCGCAGGCGCTCGTGGGGATGACTGGTCGGTTCACCGAGCGTGTGGAGCACATGTTCACGGCGGTGGACAGCCGCGTGCGGATGATGGTGCTGCCGTACATCGAGAACGTGCAGCGGCGCGCAGGCGGGTTGTTCAACGAGCTCCAGCATGGCGACAACGCGGGGCGTGTGCAGGCAGGTGGCGGCGCGATGGCCGCGGGGGCGCTGCTCGGCGGCCCAATGGCCGGTCTGATTACCGGCGGATTCGCGCACTTCATGGAGGCCGAAGACGAGGTGGCGCTGGTGACAACCCAGCTCGTCAACGCATTCAACTCGTTGATGCCGATGGTCTACTACATCGCCAACATCTTCGGGCAGGTGAGCGAAGTCGTCGGCGACATCATGATCGAGGTGCTGCCTGGATTTGCGAACATGATCGCTGGGGCTGCCGAGGGGCTGCGCCAGTTCTTCATGTACATGAGCCCGGTCATCAGCGACTTGATCGACCGTGTGCGCCCAGCGGTGCTCCTCGTTGCCGGGGCCATCGGTAACTTGTTCACCTCGATCGGCTCGTTTCTTATGCCAGCGCTCCGCGCGCTCGCCATCGGACTCGCGTGGGTGTGGGAGCGCGTCCGCGACCACGTCATCCCCATCGTCACGCAGTTCGCGAACGCGATTGCGTCGGTCATCAACTTCATCGCACGCATGTTTCGGGAGGCCGGCGCCGAGCTAAGCAACATGACGCAGCACGCGAATGCCACGGCGGATGACCCGATCAGCCGCGGCCTCGCCCGTCTCGCTGCGGCGACCGACGAAAACACCGCAGCCGTAAACGCGGAGACGGCCATCGCGACCAACCGCACACGCACACCGGGCGCCCGTGGCGGCAACCGCACGCACAACGACTTCCGCAACAGTCACTTCGATATCACGCAGAAGTTCGCAGAGGGCTTCGACCCCGACCGCATCGCGGCAGGCTTCATCACGGACCTCGAAGCCGCGGCCGATAACCGGCTGCAAGGCGGCTTCGAGCCCATCTTCTCCATTCGGTGAGCCGTGGCGACCATCAGCGCAGAAGCGAATGACATCGTCCCGCCGTTCGTCATTAAAGAGCTCACCGGCCCGCGCCGTGAGCTTCGACTGACGGGCCGTGCGCTGCCCTACCGCCCACTCCAGTTCAGCGGCACACAGCGCGTCGAGGTCACCTACTACGCCGGCAACCCGGTCGCGACGAGCACCGTCACGGGTACCGAAGAGGGCGACACGACGATCCAGGGCAAGTGGAAGGACAAGTACATCCGCTCTGCCGCGACGGCGACGGCCCCCACCACAACCCGTGGCGGCCCCGCCACCGTGAGCAACACGCGCGTGGACTCCGTCGCTGCGCTAGTGAACCTCGTCGATGACATGCGCATGGCCGGCCAGCTCGTCGAAGTGAGCTGGGGGCACATCACGCGCCGCGGGCACATCACGTCGTTTTCACACACTTGGGACAACCTGAACGACTGCGAGTGGTCGCTCGCGTTCAAGTGGACGAGCCAGGGTCAGCGCGTCACGCCGCCCGTGGTCGCGGACGGGCCATCCCCGGTACGCAACCTTCAAGTGATGCGCGGGTCGCTCGCGGACCTCGAAGACATCATCAACGACGCACCGGACACCAACTCCATCTCGGGGATGCTCAACGAGATCAACCGCGGGCTGTCCCGCGCGCGATCCGCGATGGACGAGTACACGTCCACAGCAGTGAGCTTCGCTGACAACGTGCTCGGTCCTGTCGGGACGGCGCGTAACGCGCTCGGCCTGCTCAACGGTGTCATCAACGGTTGCACCGAGGTGATCGACACCTACTCGCAGTTCGCAGCGCCCGAGGACGTGTTCCTCAACCCGTTCGTGGATGACGGAGAGGCGTACATCAAATACTTCGAGAACCTCGCGTATACGACCGAGGTGCTGGTCGCTGCGAAGGACTTGAAGCGCGAGGCGGCCATCGAGAAACAGATTCAGCTCCAAGTGCTCGAAGCCGAGGTGCAGGCGGTACACTTCGCGCGGGCCGGCGAGACGCTCCGCGACGTGTCGCGCCAGTTCTACGACACGCCGGACCAGTGGCGGGCGCTCATGGTCTACAACGGGTTCCGCGAGCCGGAGCTCTCCGTCGGCGACCTCGTGATGATCCCCGTGCTCACCAGCGGAGTCGTCGGATGAGCGGCACTTACTACCCAAGTTGCGTCGTGAACTTGAGCATCGTCTTCGACGAAGCGCTGCTTGCCTCGGTCACGCCGCCGGTGCCGCTCTCGACGGACGACACATCGGATGCGCCTGCGTCGGGCGACGGCAACGCGCGGTCAAGCCCCGATATCCTCACGCCGAACCGTGTTGCTCGACAGGACAAGGTTGGTGGCATCCCGACGTTCATCATGGGGCGTGTACCGAAGTCGTGCTCTGTCGAGATGCCGAGTGTCCGGCAGGCATCGACGTTCGACCTGACGTTCGACTTCCGCGAGCTGCCTATCGATCCGCGCACCGTGCGCGCGCTTGGCGTCGAGATTCACATGGGCACCGTGTCTGCCGCGGACTTCGCCGATGGTGTTCGTCAGGTGGGTGGCAACCGCCCGCGTGCGTCCCAGCTCCGCACACGCGACGACAAGAACAACCCCAACAACTCCACCATCGTGTTCGCTGGCATCGCCGATGAATGGAACGTCGAGTACACGTCCGAGGGCGCGGAAATCAACATCTCTGGCCGCGACCTCCGCGGGCTGCTGCTCGACTCGCCGATCACGTCACGGGCGCTCGCCAACCTGAACGTGAACCAGCGTATCGACCGGGTCGTGCGCGACGTGCTCGCCATGCACCCCGGCTCGGACCACTTTCAGGTGGTCGTCAACGAGCGGGAGTGGCCTGACGGTATCCCGAGCGCCCTGCCCGACGACATCATTCCGCGCCACCGCCGTGGCGCACGCGGGCAGCGCACGGCGCCCGTAGCCAGCCAGCAAGGCGGCACGGAGATGACCTATTGGGACGTGATCGTGCGCCTTTGCTACCTCGTCGGCGCCATCCCGTACTTCAACAACCGCTCGCTGTTCATCCGCCCCGCCCGTGGGTACTTCCAGCAGGTAAACGCCGGCTTCGACGCGACGATCCGTACGCCGTTCCGCCCCGATCAGCCTCGCGGCGATGGCGTGATGGCGCCGTGGAGCGTCCGGCGCATCATCTACGGGCGCAACGCGACCTCGGTGAAGTTCAACCGCAAGTTCGGCGGCAACCAGAAGCCGAAGGTCGTGCGCGTGATCTCCGTGGACTACGACCGCACGGCGCGTAACGCACGACGGCTCGAAGCGCGGTGGCCGCTGACCCCGCCGCGGCAGCGCACGGAGCCGAATGCCGCGGCGCTCGCTGCGCGTCTTCGCCGGGCGCCGAACGCCGCCGTAGAGGCCGCTTCTCAGGCTGTTCAAGACGCCGCGAGAAACCGCGTAGCTCCGTCCGGGCAACAGTCGCAGACGGACATGGTCAACGTGCCGGTGTACGGCGTGCGTAGTCAGGCGCGGTTGCAGTCCATCGCGCGGATGTTGTTCGAGGAGATCAGCCGCAACGAGATGACCGGCTCGTGCGAGACGAAAGACCTCGCGAGCTACGGCGGCGGAAACGACGACCCCGACATTCTCCGCGTGCGGCCTGGAGACGCCGTCGAGTTCTTCTTCGACGGCTCTGTGGTGCGCGGTGGGCGCGAGTCCATCACGTCCACAGCCGTAGACCACTTCCGCGCGCCGTTCGCGGACCAGCTTCGCGAGATCACCGAGCGCCTGGGTAACGAGCAGCTTGCGCGGGCGATCATGGCGACAAGCCGCGGCTCGGTAAACCGCATCCAGAACTTCTTTCGCGTCAGCAGCGTCAGTCTGAGTTGGGACGCGACGGGTACGGGCGGGATCAGCGCGAGCTTCGAGTTTCAAAACTACTTCGTCATCCGCAACGACATCGGCGGCGCGGATATCCAGCAGGCGCTTACACCACCGACGCGCACGACCGTCCCCGCGCGGTCTAGACGGAGATCGTAATGCCGCGGCGACGCAGCGTAGACGCAGGCAAAATCTCGCGGCTCGTCTCGCGCCCCGGCGTGGACCCACGGACGTGGATCACGCTCGCGCGTGTCGTACAGACCGGCTTCGACCCCGACCACGGGTTCTTCGCGGACGTGGAGTTCGAGCCCACGGGTGAGGAGCAGACGTGCTTGATCGGGGCGGCCTACGCAGGCGACGGTTTCGGGTTCTTCATGCCGCCGAAGCCCGACGACATCGTCGTGGTTGCCGTGCCGTACGGTGACCAAGACAGCGGCCCGGTCATCATCTCGCGGGTGTGGACGGGTGCCGACAAGCCCATGTCGGACGGCGGCACCGGGAACGAGGCCACGGAGGACGTGCTGCTGTATGTCGAGCCGGGCAAGAACCTGCGCGTCCGCGCCACGGGTGGTGGCGGCATCACCATGACCACCGAAGGCGACGGTGACATTCGCTTGCAGGCCAAGGGCGGCGGCAAGGTGAAGCTCGGCGACACCGCACTCCAGCCCGCGGTGCTCGGAAACACCCTGTACGACTGGATGCAGACGGTCGAAAACCGCTTCACCACGCTAGGAGCGCAGGCTTCGACGCTCCTCGCCGCGTATAACGCGCACACGCACACCGTCGCTGCGGCGCCCGGTACGACGGCCACGCCGATCCCGCCCGCGAGCCCGAGCCCGCCGACGCCACCGATCCCGCCTGACCCCCGTGCTACCGATACGGAGGTGAAGTAATGCCGAGCAACGGTTCCGGCTACGGTACGGATTACTGGGGCGTAGGTCCGTGGGGCATCGAGCCGACCACGGGGGTGTTCTCCATCGAGGACGTGTTCGCCAACAGCGAGCGCACGGTGCGTGTCACCTTTACCGAGCCGGCTCGCGTTGGCACCGCGTTCCGCACGGGTGCTGCGCTCAACCTGAGCAACTGGTCGATCAGCGTTGTGGGCGCCACCACGAACCTGCGGCTGATCGCCGTGCGCGAGGTCGAGGGCAGCGGCGGCCGGCAGTTCGAGCTGTACTGCTTGGAGAAGTTTCCTGACGTGTTTCACACGTTGCAGGTGGCCTGTCCGAATATTGTGTCCGCAGCGGGGGCTTCGATGGTGGCGCCGACCACCGCGTCCTGCGCCGCGGCGCAGGTTCCCGCAGCATCCAAGCAAATCAACCGAGTCAACTTCGTCGATATCCGTAACCGGCAGGCTGCGCCAGACGACGTGTCGGGCATTCTAGCCGTGCAGGCTGGCGGCGATTACGCGAGCGACTCTGGTGACGACCTTCTTTACAAGATGATCGTTCGCCGGCTGATCGCGCGGCCCGGTGAGTTCACGCACATCCCACGCGACAGGTTCGGCGTCGGGTTTCGCGTGCAGGAGCCGACACCACTCTCCGACGTACCTGCGCTCGTTGCAGAAATCGAGCGGCAGATTCGCCAGGAGCCGGACGTGGACACGGTGTCAGCACGGGTAGACATCGACCCTGACGGCATCGTCTACGTCACGGTTTCCGCCCGCCGCATCAGCACGGGCAACCAGATTCAAGTACGCTCGCGCATCCCCGATGCGGTTGTCTCCCTGTAGAGGCGAACATGGCTGACGCACCTTCGTTCGAGGACTACTTCCGCATCGCCCGCGACGCCATGCTGTCGCGTAACTCGAAGCTCACTCGCGAGGTGATCGAGCGCGAGGGTACGGACACCAACTCCATCGTGGCGGCCATCGCCTCGGTGGGGGATGACCTGAGCGCGCAGCTGGTGCGCGCGCAGGGTGCGTTGTTGCTGAGCGTCGCGAAGAAGAAAGACCTCGACCGGCTCGTGTTCGACCGATGCAGCGGCATGACCCGCAAGCCGGCGTCGCAGGCGCTCGGTACGGTGCTGTTCAGCACGACGGCGCCGTCGCCCGGCACGTTCTCGATCCCCAAGGGTGTGAAGCTACAGACCTCCGACGGTAAGGAGTTCATCACCTGGGTCGATGCGACGTTCAACGCAGGTAGCACGGGGCCGGTCGCCGTCGAAGTTCGATCCGTGTTTCCTGGCTTGGAGAACCAAGCGCGCGTCGGCACGATCACATCTATCGTTACGCCCATCGTCGGTGCGCCGGCGGACCTTCGCGTGACGAATACCGTCGCGACGACGGGCGCCGACGACGAAGAGACAGACGACCAGCTGCGCGCGCGGGCGCGGTTGTTCTTTACAACGGCCCGCCGAGGCACCCTGCCCGCCATCGAGTTTGCGGCGCGTGGTGTCCCGGGTGTCCGCACCGCTACTGCGTTCGAGGGGCAGGATCAGCTCGGGCGGCCCGCGCGCTTCGTGAATCTCATCGTAACCGATGCGTTCACCGAGGCGCTGATGGACTTGGACCCGACGCCCGCGTCGTATCAGTCGCAGAGCCAGACGCTCGCGAACCAAGTGTTCAACGCGCTCTCCGACACCCGCGCCGCCGGCATCTTCGTGCAGGTGCAGGTCGCATCGGTCGTGATGCAGGCTGTCACGCTCGGTCTGCGCTTCTACGCCGGCAGCGACGCCGACACGGTGGCGATGAACGCCCGCGGAGTGATCGCGGCGTACATCAACTCGCTCGCACCCGGGCAAGACCTGACCATCGCCAGCATGATTCAACGACTCCGCGCGGTGAACGGTCTGGACGTAACGGGGCAGGAGATTCTTTCACCAGTGGGTGACGTGAACGTGGCCCCACTCCAAGTGCTCCGCAGCTCGTCCGCCATCGTCGTCGCCACCAGCGTGCAACCAGACCGCACGCTCCAGGGCAGCAACAACCCCGACGCGCCCGCGTACTAGCATGGCACCACCCGTCATCACCGCGAACAGCCCGGCATCGGGCTCCGAGATCGCCACCGACGACGGCATCTACGTCGAGGTGTACGAGAACGGCACCGCCATCGCGCGGGATATCCTCTCCGTCGAGTTTCCTGGGATGCTTCTTACAGAAGTTGCCTGGGATGGCTCGGCGTTCACGGAGTCGTACCGCGGGCTCTCGACACGCATCGCTGTCGTACACGGAACCTACGGCAACGGGTTTGGGTACACGCTCCGGCGGGCACCCATCTGGCCCGACGGGCCTACGCTGCACACGTTCGCGATCGGCACCGGCGGTGAGCTCGCGGACAACACCGCGGTTTACTCGCTGGAAGCCGGGGCGCCTGCGCCCGAGCCAACCGTCGTGCCGACGTTCTCTGCCACGGCGGGGCCTGGGCCGACAGAGTGCGACGGCGTCGCGCACGATGCCGCGTACTACTTGCGGCTGATCGATAACATCCTACCGAGCTGGTACCTCGACCCGCTCAAGCTCTACACGGACAGCGGCTACGAGGTGTTCCGCGCGGTCGCCGCCGTAGCCGAGCGCATCTCTCTCGCCATCGAGCGATTCGAGTGCGGCAACCTCGCGATGTACGCCGACAGCGGCGCATTCGCGACGGGGACCGTCGAGTTTCAGCGCCCAACCGACGCGGCCGGCGCGGTGACTGTTGGTGCTGGCACCATTCTGCGATGCAGCAAGTCGGGCAGGCGCTTCGTCACGACGACGGACGCTGTGTTCGGTGCATCTGACCTCGGCCCCATCGCCGCAAGCGCCCGGTCGCTTCATAAAAGCTACCAGTACAACGCGCTCGGCCGCGTCATCACACCTGTTTCGGCGATCACGCTCGAAGGGGACGTGGACACCGTCGAGAAGATGGTGCAGCTCGACACGTCCGGCGCGCGCACGTTCATCGATAACACGATCACGGTCACGAACATCTTGCCGTTTACGAACGGCAAGGCGGCCATGCTCGACGCGGTGGGGTTCGACCGAGGAATTACCCGCGCTCGAAACGAGCCAGACAACCAGTACCGCTATCGTGTCCGCACGCTGCCGGACACCATCTCGCCGGACGCCATCGAGCGGTTTCTGGAGACGGTGTTCGACCTGTACGGGCTGACGTACGACTTCATCGAGACGTTCGAGCCGGCGTACCAGACGTGCTGGGACTACCCGTCGGATCAAGCTGGCACGCCGACGTACTACGGTGGGGCACTCCCTGCGTGGCTCTCGCCGTACGAGTCGATCTTCTGCTACGACTGGCCCGCGCCGACGGTCCCGATGCGGAATCGGTGGCTCGACGACGTGGAGTACCGCGCCGCGTTCATTGTGGGTGTCCCGAACCTCGCCCACCTCGAAGACGTGGGGATGGCGTACGACGACACCGCGATGAACGCTGCCGGCCACAGCTATACACAGGGCGAGGTTGTCGGGCGCCGCGCATACGCTGCGTTCGACGTGCCGGCCACGTTCAGCTTCGGCGTGCAGGGCGGGTACGACGGGTTCGACCTTCCCAAGCAGCAGTTTTACAAGACACTGTTCGACAACATCGCGGCCATCCGCGCTGCCGGTGTCGCGTCGGTGATGGAGCTCCGAGGAGAGTAGCGATGGCGAACAACCCCTGGGATCAAGTCATTCTCAACGTCCGCGAGCGCCCGCTCAGCACGGACATGAACCAGCAGTGGTCGCAGAGCGCCCGGTCGCTGCGCGAGATGCTCAAGTACCTCCTCGGTGTGCGTACGGCGGTAGCCAACCCCACGCTCGCGGCGGGCGAGGGGTTTCTCGGCGATTCGTTCCGTGTTGGCCCCGAGTCGCCGGCGAGCATGAACATCGTCGTGCGCGCTGGGTACGGCTTTCAGAACAACGGTGCTGACGTACCCGTGGCCATCGGGAGCGTCACCGGGCTCGACGACCGTAGTTCGTACAAGCCGTTGGTTCTCAACGCCGCGCAGACCATCGCAGTCCCCGCCGCCGACCCTACGAACCCCCGCATCGACATCGTCGAAGTGGCGTACGACCGATACACCACCGATTCGAGCTCGCGCGATGTGCTCGACACCGGCACGGGGCAGTTCGTCGCCACGCTGGTGAACAAGACGCTGGCGTTCCTCCAAGACGGGCGCACGAGCGTCAACGGCGCGGCGAAGATCAACTACAAGACGGGCACGCCCGCGGGTTCCCCCGCGGCGCCGAGCACGACGGCCGGCTACATCAAGATCGCCGAGGTGCTCGTCGATGCTGCGGCGACGAGCATCGCCGAGAACAAGATCACCGACCTTCGCAAGCTGCTGTTCCCGAACGGCATCGGCATGGCGAGCGGGCGAGTGACGATGCCGGCGACGGGCGTTTCGCTCTTGCCCACGCTGTCGAACCTCCAAGCCCCGCCGGGTGTAGACGTGATCGCCCGCGGCGTGTCGGTGTCCGGCTCGCAGGTGGAGATCGCGGTACGGGCCGGCGCGCAGGTGGCGGGGTTCACGCCGCAGGCGAGCTTGCTCTACCTCGTCACGGGGAGTGAGTTTCGACACGCGAGCATCACCGTGACGAGCTCCGCGGTGGCGACGAGCGGCGACGTGGCCGCGTACGCCGACGCTGCGGTGAGCGCGCCGGTCACGCAGGTGGCCGAGGGGCAGCCGATCTTTCGCTTCCGCGTGCGGCAGATCGACCAGAACGACGCCGTGACGGACCCGAGCCCGGTGACGCCCGACCCGGCGACGTACCACTTCACGGTGTTCTGGTCGTACTGATGCGCGTACCGAAGAATCGCGACGAGGCGGTGGCCTACGCCGAACAGTGGATCAAGGGTGACCTCGCTGCGCTGCCGTGGAACCTCCGCTTGCGCGAGCAGGTTCACGAGCAGCTCCTGCGGTTCCTCACCGACAGCGACCCGTTCTGGCCGCGGTGGGTTGTGCGCTCGGGCATGGCGCACTAGCCTCGCCGCATGCACACCGAGCAACCCGAGCCCATCCTGCAATTCTTCTCGTATGCGCACTTGCCCGTGCAACTCCAAGCGGCCAGCAAGCCGTTCAGCGACCTCGCCCACAACATCGTCGCGGCGACTCCGCGGAACGCCGAACGCTCCGTCGCGCTGCGCAAGCTGCTGGAGTCGAAAGACGCCGCCGTGCGCGCGGTGCTCGCCAAGTGAGCGCATGGGAAGGCTCGCAGTCGCAGTGCGATCTCTGCGACGGGGTGTTCGGCCACAAGACGGCGTGCGCGCGGTACAAGCCTGCTCGCACCCCGCAGGTGAAGGCCGCCCATAGCGGCCTGCCACGGTACCGATACAAGGGGCGCGTCTACGAGCTCGCGGCGTGCGCGCGTATACCAAACGGCCCGTGCACGCTCGTCAGCGTCGATGACCCGAACGAGATGATCGACACGAGCACGCTCATGCTCAACGACACGCGGATTTTCGAGCCCGTCTGACTGAGGGCTGCGCGCGCGGTACGCTACCCGCGCCATGCCGCAAGCCCTCATCACCGTCAACGCGGTCGTCGGCTCGAACGACGATCTCCCCATCGACACGCTGGTTACGCTCGCCAACGACAACGTGGGCGGCGAGACAACGTACCTGTGGGAGATCGTCGATCAGCCCGTCGGCACCGCGGACACGCTGAGCTCGTCGAGTGCGCCCTCCGTTACCTTCACGCCGAAGAAGGAGGGGAGCTACCTCATCAAGCTCACGGTGAACGGCACCTTGGAGAACAAGGTGGTGTGCGCCGTGCGCCAGCTCAAGACGCGGATGCGCGTCCCGGCGGCGAGTGAAACCTCCGAGGTGAACTCCACGAAGGGCTGGGCGCTCGCGGCGAACCTCGTCCTCCAACTCGCCGAGACGGCGAAAACCGACCCCGGCGTGTTCATCGGCGTCGCAGATGGATCGCTCTCGGTAGGGCAGGTGGTGCGCGTCGTCAGCACGACGACGATCAAAGCGACACTCCCCGGTCAGGAAGTGCTCTCGCGCTGGGGCTCGGCGAACGCCACGACGGCGGCGAATTGCCGCGGGATGCTCGGCGTGGTCGTGCAGTCGGTAGACGGCGGCGCGATCACCGCCGGCAAGCTCTTTCAGGTTCGCACGGTGGGCCTCGCGCAAGGGCTCAGCGTCGCCGGCAGCCCCGCGGTGGGCGCCCTCGTCTACCTCGACGACTCGGGCACGCTCTCGGCGACGCAGGGTACGGTTCGCCGGATCGTCGGCCACGTCGCCGCAGGCTCCGGCCCGTACTCGCTGTGGTGGGACGGTGCGTTCCCCGACTTCGACGGTGCGTTCGTTCCGCTCACTCGCACGCTCACGGGCGCCGAGCCCATCGCCGTCGCGGGCGTTCACTCCGCGGTAGACCTGAGCGCCAACCGCACGCTCTCGTTCCAGTTCACCGGGCAGGCGGACGGCGACATTGTTCGCCGCGCAGGTGGGACGTGGCAGCGCCTCGGGATCGGGAGCGCGGGGCAGGTGCTCACCGTCTCCGGCGGTGTGCCGGCGTGGGCTACCCCCGCGTCGAGCTCCGTCACCATCAACACCGCGTCGCCGCTGCAAGGTGGCGCCACCGGCTCGACCTTCAACCTCTCGTTCAGCGTCGCGAGCGAAGCGCACGGCGACTTGCTCTACCGGAACGCCTCTGGGTGGGTGCGCCTCGCCCCCGGCACCGCGGGCTACCTCCTCCAGACGAACGGCGCCGGCTCGGCGCCTACCTGGGCCGCGCCCCCGGCGAGCTCCATCACGATCAACACCAGCGCGCCGCTCACGGGAGGAGGCACCGGGGCCTCGTTCACCCTTGGGGTTACATTCGGCACGACGGCCGGGACAATCCTCGAAGGAAATAACGACGCGCTCTACGTCAAGCTCGCGGGCGCGCAGACCATCACGGGCGTCAAGACCTTCGACGCCAACCTGCAAATGGCTACGGGGAGAACGCTCCTCGGCAACGCGGAGCTGACGCTCGAAGCCACCGGAGCGAACCCGATCATCCTGCGCACGAACGCGACCGACCGCGTGCGTGTGGTGCAGGGCTTGATGGTGGGCACGACGACGGACCCCGGCGCGGGCTCCGCGCGCATCGAAACGTCGCTCGGCCTCGGCACGACGCCTGTTACGACGGCGATGCTGGAGATGAACTCGACCACGAAGGGTCTGCTCATCCCGCGCATGACGACGACGCAGCGCAACGCCATCGCGTCGCCCGCTACGTCGCTGCTCATCTACAACACCACGACGGGGCAGTTCGAGTTCTACACGGGCTCGGCGTGGGTACCCATCGGCAGCCGCGGAGTGTTGCCGGAGTACATCATCGGCGCTGCGGGCGTCGGCCCTTACGGCGCGAGCCCGCAGTTCGCGACGTACGCGGCGGCGAAGGCGCAGGCGCAGACCGACGGTCACACGAACGCCGACAACCCGTGCGTGTTCGTGTTCCTGCCGGGAACGTACGCGGAAACCGTGGTGCTTGAACCGGGGTGGTTCGTCACAGGGCTCGCGGGCTGCCGCGATGTGACCGTCGTTACGCGCATCACCGCGACGTTCACGACAGACAGTTCGTACGGCCCGACGGATATCGACTACTGCGGCGCGGCGCACCTCACGGTCGAAAACACCGGGACGAACGAAGGCATCCTTGTTAACCCCGCGGGTGACAAGGCTGCCGCGATCATGTTCGTGGACGACGTGAGCGTGCAGGCCAACGGGTCTGGCTCCGTCGGCGCGATCCGCGTCAAGACCGATGCGGTTGTGGCGGCGCTTGTTGGGACGTTCGAGCGCGTCGCGTGCACGTCGTCGAGCAGCGTCGGTGCGTTTGAAAACATCGGTGGGCAGATCAACGTCCGCGTGCGCTCGGCGACGACTACGAACTCGTCGAGCGCGCAGCCCCCGGTGCTCGACTCCTCCGCGGGCGGTCTGACGTACCTCGGGATTCTCCATCCCGAGATCACGACGACGAACGGGCAGTTCAAGCTCGCGGGCGCATCCGAGCTCGTGTTGTTCCCAGGCGTGAACGCGATCACGGCGGCGCTTACCGCGACCGAAAACAGCATGTTCATGCTGTCGGGCAGCTCCGTGGTGAAGCTCCTCGGCAACCACGTCTTCGCGAGCGGCAACAGCACTTCGTATCTGTTCAACACCAGCGACGCTTCGGGCAGCGTGCAAGTGGGCGGGCACTACTCGGTCATCGGCGCCAGCTCGACGATCCCCTACAAGACGAAGGCCGGCATCTCAATCAACGGGTACACGTCGGTGCACGACGAGGTACTCCAAGTAATCACGGGCACGGCGAGCATCGCGCCGAGCACGACGTACGCGCTCATCATCCCCGCGGGCGCGACCACGTTCACGGTGACGCTGCCGAACCCGACCGAGCTCTCGCACGGGCGCAAGCTGCGGGTGAAGTACACCGGGCCGACCTACAAGACCGACCTGACGCTCGCGCGATTCAGCGGCACGACCATCGACTACAAGAGCAGCAACATCACGCTCAAGTGGAACGACTCGTACGAGCTCGGCGCGTACACCGACGGCACCCCGTCGAGCGGATGGCTGATCCTCGCGTCGCACCTCGGGGCGGGCAGCTCTCCCGCGGCGACGAGGACGATTCTGACGCTGCACAAGGCGTATCTCGAAGCGATCAACGCGGAGGTAACCGGCGGTGGCGACGTGTTTCGTACCGCCGAGCACGACAACAGCGGCGCGGCCTACTTCCGATGCGTCGTCGCGACGACCGACATCACCGAGAACGTCCGCGTGCGGCTGTACAACAGCACAGTCGGCGCCGTGGAGCTCGACGTGGGGCAGTTCTACTTGGAGTCGAGTTCCCTAGCGCTCGTCGAGCTCGTGTCGCCGAACCTCAACACCCTTGGCGGGTCGAACTGGCCGCCGGCCGACGGCGACATTTTCACGGTCACGGTGGACGGTGATAACGGCGGGAACACCTCGCCGAAAGCCCTCTACAGTGCGGAATTGGTGTTCGAGCCGTAGCGCGCTACGCTCGCCGGCATGGCTCAGTACCGCACGACCGTGACCCTCGATGCCGTCTCCGCGTACCCCGCGGCCGGCTCGCCCTCGGTGACGATTCCCTTCGTCCCCAAGTCGCTCGCCGTCATCAACGAGCACCCGAGCGTGGCGGCGCTGATGAGCTACGACGGCGTGACGGACCATGCGCAGTTCACACCGGGGACGCCGAGCGCCGGCATGGTTTTCAAGCAGGGCGTGACGAAGCTCTGGTTCAAGCGCGCGGCCTCTGCCACGGGGCTCGTCGTCCAGATCATCGCGGAGAGCTGAGCCGTGCCCGAGCTCCTTAGTAGCGGCGGCCGACTACTCAACGTCGAGGGCGTCCTCGCTGGGGCGTCGTTCTCCATGCTCTCGCTCGCCCCCGCACTTTGGCTGCGCTCTGACTTGGGCTTGACTTTCAATGGCGCGAACGTCGTTGCGTGGGCGGACCAGAGCGGCAACGGGCGGGACTTCGTGCAGAACACCGCGGGCGCGCAGCCTCCGTACAGTGCGGCGGGTGGTGGTCGTGGCCTTCCGTCGCTCTCCATCGGCAACACGCGCTTCATGCAAGCGGTGACTGCGGCGAGCGACTGGAAGTGGCTCCACACGCCGAACTCGCACGTCTTCGTCGTGACGAGCGCGCCGTCGTTCACGTCGTTCAGCACGCACCTCGCGACGTGCGACGGTGGGATTGGGCGCGTCGGTAACCTGTACAGGCGCATCGCGGATTACCAGCAATTCGTGAATGTTCGCGCGGCCGGTGCGCCTTACCCGATGAATGCCACGACCACCGGGAGCGTGTACGGCTCGGGCTGGCGCGTAGACGAGTGGCTGTGGACCCCCGGCGCCACGACGAAGCTACTCACCCTCTCCGACGGGTGGCTGTACCGAGCGGACGGCGTGCTCGCGGCGGCTGTGGATACCGCGGACCCGTCGTTCCCGGCGTTCCTCGGGCGAGAGCAACCGGGTGTCGCCGTCGGCGTTGAAAACTCCTACTGCGAGATCATCGGTTTCAGCCGAGAGCTCACCCTCGCGGAGCGGCGCCGTGTTCGCGCGTATATCGGCGCTCGGTACGGAATCCTCATCTACGACCTGGGGTACTGAGATGGCAAAGCGAGTTCCTCCACCGAAGGAAGTAGTGGACGGACTGCGCGCGCGACTGCGCACGGAGCTCGGCTACCCGAAGCAGGCTACGGAGGCGGATCGTGCGGGCGGTGGCCACCACGTCCCGTTGCACCTCTGCGCTACGACCGAGGCGGTCGAGGTAGACGCAGCCGGTGAGGCGATCATCCCGCCCGAGTTTGAAGCGCGCCTGCGCGGTGAGGAGCGTGCCGTGCTTCGTGTAGCAGAGAACGCGGAGCCAACCGCATTCAAGGCTCCCGCGGACTCGAAAGAGCCCCCCTTCGGATGGCCCCCGGGGCGTGGGCCTCGGCCGTGACGCACTCCTTGGCGACCGCCCTGCGCGTAGCCGTCGCGATTCTCCTCAGCGCGCTACTCCTCGCGTGCCCCGCGGAGGAGTTTCACGCGCGACTCACCGGGCGCACAATCCGCGTCGCAGCGGAGGACAGTCTCGACGGCACGACGGGATGGCGACCCGAGCAGCGCGAAGTGCTCCTCGGTCGCGTGCTCCGCGTGCTCGCTGCGACGGGCGATACCTGGGTCGCGAGCGGCACCGGGAGCGCGGACGTGGTGATCTACGCCTACCCGGCGTCGAGCTGCGCGGTGGAGGGCTCGGGGCGGTACGTCGCGGGGGCGCGGTACGTCGAGATCGACCCGGCGTGTACGCCGAGTGAGGACGTGCTCGCGTGGGTGGCGACCCACGAGCTGCTCCACTGGCTGACCTGGGACCGTCACCGCTGGCTCGGCCATGTCTGTGCGTTCCCCAGCGAGGTAGCCGACTGCCATGAGGAGGTGTTCGGCCCCGCGATCCTCGCTCCGCGTATCCCTGACCTCGGCGACGGACTGAGCCTCGACGTGTACCTGCGCCACGCGGATGTGCGGCTACTGACCGTGCTATCGTCCGCGCATGGCCGGTAGCAAGACCACCGCTTTCTCGAACAACCTGCTCAACGACCTCCTGCGCGGCGTAGCGCTGAGCCTCCCCGGCACGCTGTACGTCGCGCTGTTCACCGTCGCCCCGACGGACGCCGGGGGCGGGACCGAGGTGACGGGCGGGAGCTACGCCCGCGCCGCCGTCTCCCGCGCGGGTGGGACGTGGGACGCCGCGTCGGGCGGCGCCACCGCGAACACCTCGACGATCTCGTTCACCACGGCATCCGCTTCGTGGGGCACCGTCGTTGCGTTCGCGATCATGGACGCGAGCAGCGGCGGCAACATGCTCTACTGGGGCGACCTGACGACGCCGAAGGCGATCGGCAGCGGCGACACGGCGCAGTTCGCCGCGGGTGAGCTCGACATCACGGAGACGTGATCCGTGGCGCTGCGCACCAAGACGGTCCGCTACGCGCTCGAAACCCGCGTCTTGTCGATCACCGCGGACACCACGTTCGCGGCGAGCACGCGGTTCAACAGCGCGGCGACGACAATCCATCTCCCCGAGACGACCTCGCGCACTATCCGCAGCGTGGCGATGGTCGTTTCTTTCAACTGGGAAGCGGCGATTGCGTCGAACCTGACCGGCGTGCGCCTGGGCATCAAGCTCGGCGCCGTCGCGGTGAGCGACCAAGATTGGACGCCGACGGCGCAAACCAACACAGGCGACCCCGAGAGCGTGATTGGGTTCACGCGCGACGTGACGAGTTACTTCGTCACGAATTTCGGCGCGGGCGCTTCGCAGACCTGCGAGTGGTCGTTCGTCGCGCAGGCGAGCGCCGCAGTGTTCGTCGGGCTGCTGACGTGTGAGTTGTTCATCACCTACGAGTACGACGACGCGGGCATCACCGCGGAGCTCAAGACCGTGGTGATCCCGCTGCAGTCGCACCACACGACGCTCACGGCGGTGTTGCAAGAGTTCGGCACGACGGGCGGCACGAACAACGCCCCGGCGAACCAGATTCCGGCCCTCGACACCTTCCTTCCCGAAGCCAGCAAGGTGATCCGGCAGGCGTACTTCATCGTCGAGTGCAACGACGCCGCAGCCGCAACGACGGACTTCATCTTCTACTTCGCCATCGACAGCGACCCTGAGCTGGTTCGCGGGTTTCGCGAGGGCGCGCTCAACGGCGGCGCCTACTACCGCGATCTGATCCCCTATGACACGGCGACCTACAGCACCGCGAGCGCGCACGCGGCAAAGGCCCGCGGCGGGCTCACCGGGCGCTTCGAGTGCTGCGGCGCGCTGCTCGTCGTCACCTACGAGTACAACCCGACGACCACGACGAGGGTGCTCAACTCGCTCGTGCTGCCGTGTAGCCTTGGCGACGAGAACATCTACGTCCAGGCCACGACCACCGCGGACGCCGAGGACGTTGGGCAAGCGCTCTGGATCGAGGACGCGGGCACGATCACGCTGAAACAGAGCGGCGTGCAGATTCGCGGGAACGCGCCCGCGGGCGCCACGTTCCGCATGTGGGCCGGTGCGCAGGCCGAGCGAAGCTACACTCTCGCGAACCTGACGAACTCGGGCGGCTCGTCGGTCATCCACCGGATCGACCACAACTCGTCGATCACTCTCGTGCGCGGCAACAACAACTGCTCCGCGCGGCAGTACACGACGGCTGCCACGACGTTTTCGGTGCAGTACGGGGTGATCTACCTCAACTACGAGTCGGACATCGCGACGGAGGGAGGCTCCCCGGCGGCGTTCCGCGGCTCGCACTCGACCTACTGGCTGCTGGAGCAGGCCGCTCCGACGAGCGGCGCGCAGCCGACGATCACTACGATCAGCTCGGGGATGCGCACGCCGGTCATTCCCGAGAGCAGCTACCGGCTGCTGAACGTGGGCTACCAGTTCGAGGGGCGCGTCGGCGCCACGAACGCGCTCGTTCTCCAGTTCGCAAACCAGTCGGGGGAGTTCAACTCCTACGGGTGGACGCACGCGATCCCAACCGTGTACGTCGTGCTCGACGCCGAGCTCGGGACGTACGGCGCGACGCACGTTGTCACGGAATTCTTCAACTACCGCCCGACGATCACCGGGCGCGCGAACATCGAGACGGCGCGCAACTACCGGCTGCGCACGGTCACCGCGACGTACCGAATGGGAACGGGCGTGTGGGTGACGTGGCACGCCTACCGCTATGCCGCGACTGGCAACGTCACGGGGAGCTCGGGCGGTACGGTGACCCTGCTCGCGTACGACGCGGTACTCAACGAACTCACGGGCGAGACGAACCGCAGCGGTGACGGCTCGTACACCGCGCTCGTCGATACGAACGTCAACCCCACGTTCGTTTCAGCCCGCGAGGACTCCACCCACCTCGGTCGGAGCGACAACGCAACGGCTACGCTGACCTAGGGAGGCGCGCCGTGAGTTTCGACGTTTCGCTACGCGACAACGGGGCCGGCGGTTTCGACGTTGCCCTCTCGAACGCGGGCGCGACGGTCGATCTCGCGGGCTCCTCCGCAGGCGTTGCTACGGCCGGCGGGGCGCTCGCCGTTACGCGCACCCTGGCGGGGAGCTCTGCGGGTGTAGCCACCGCGGGAGGAGCACTCGGCGTACTCGCTCAACTCGCGGGCCGCGCAGACGGTGTAGCGACAGCCAGTGCGACCCTCGGAGCTCTCCGCGATCTCTCCGCGAGCGCCGATGGTGCCGCGACCGCCAGCGGAACCCTCGCTACGGCAAAGTCTCTCGCCGGCCAGTCCGACGGCGTGGCGACCGTTGCCGGCGCCTTGGCCGCGACCCGTGGTCTTGCTGCGGCGAGTGCGGGTGAAGCGACTGCGGCCGGAACCCTCGCCATCCTGCGCCTCCTCACAGGACGCGCGGACGGCGTAGCCACTGTCTCCGGCGCGCTCGCGGCGACGCGAACCCTGGCTGGCGCGGCCAACGGCGCCGCCACGGCCGGCGGAACCCTCGGCGTCGCGCGCCTACTCGCCGGCTCTTCGGACGGCGACGCCACCGCAGAAGGGCGCCTCGTCGCGACGCGCATCCTCGCCGGCAGTGCTGCCGGAAGCGCTGTCGTCAGCGGCAGTCTATCCCGCGCGGTCTACCTCTCGGCGCACGCCGACGGTGCGGCCACCGTTGCAGGGGCTCTCAGCGCACTGCGCGCACTCGCGGCCGTCTCCACGGGTACGTCCAGCGCCGCCGGCACACTCGTAAACCGCGCGGGCCTCTCCGCGCAGGCCGCCGGAGTCGGATACGTCGTCGGGGCGCTGCGCGTGTTCCGCCTCGCCCCGCGTACGACGACCGCGCTCACCCCACAGCAGCGCCCGAGCACAGCCGCCGTCGGCGTTGGCCGAGAGACGACGGAAGCCCTCGCCGCGGAGCGCACGACCACGACTGCCGTGGGGCGCCTTCGCGCGGTATCGTCCTTCCGACGGAGGCGTTGACCATGAGCTGCGGGTGCCTGAGCGAGTTCTATATCAGCGAGGGCGCCACCCTCCCCGTGCTGCGCGACACGCTGACACAGGGCGGGGAGCCGATCGACCTGACCGCGGCTACCGTGAGCCTCGTTGCGAAGCACCGCGACCTCGGCGTGCGCGTCACGAAAACCCCTTCGGTCGTATCCCCCGCCACCGACGGCAACGTGGACACCACGTTCGCTACTACTGACCTCCAGCCGGGGACGTACGACTACCAGTACGTCGTTACCGTGGGCGCTACCGTCGTGGTCGTACCCGACGACGGTAGCTACGGCACCATCGTCGTCACCGCGAGGCTGTGATGAACGCACAAACTCTACTCGGGATCGTCTACGACGGCTCGCGGCTGAGCACCGCGCTTACGCAGCCCGCGGGGCACCAGCTCACCGCGCAAGCGAAGTCGAACCTCACGGTCACGGTCTACGTCGTGAACGCCGATGGCTCCCCGCACAACCTGACGGGGAAAACCCTCACGCTCACGGTGAAGCGAAACACCCTCCAGCGCACCGTGCCGCCGGGGTTCTCGGTGGCCGGCGTGCTGACCGACGCGGCTCGGGGTGTCGTGACGTTCCCCGTCACCGCGGCGAACAATACGATGGACCCTGGCCGCTACGTCTACGACGTGGTGATGGTCGAGGGGAGCGACCGTACGGTAGTCGTTCCGCTTGCCGTGTACTCCCTCCAGCCCTCCGCGGGGGTGTGACATGGCGATGAGCGAACTACTGATCCCGCTGCTCAGCGCAGTATTCGGTGCGGGTGGTGGCGTCGGCGCCGCCGCCGGGTACTTTCGCTCACGCGAGATGCGGCGCGCTTCCGAGGTGCGGTCCCTCACCGCGGCACGGGTTGCGGAGGAGCGCACCGAGCAAGCCACGCTCGAGGCGGTCAGCGCCGTACGCACGCAAGAGGTGATTGCGGAGCGCGCAGCGATCGAAGCGTCGAACATGACCGTGCAGGCGATGATTCGCGGGCTGTTCGACCAGAACCGTGACCTGCACACGCGCATCGCGATGGTCGAAGCCGCGGCGAACGTCGCAAAAGAGGAGCTTGTCCGGCAGCGCGACGACTGCCACAGAGAGCTCGTCGGCGCGATGGCTGTCGCGCAAGACGCAGCGGCGCGCGTCGAAGTGATGGCGCAAGAGCTACGCTCCGAGCGCACACTCCGCGAGCAGCAAGAGCGGCGCTACGAGGACTTGATCGCTGAGATTCGGCGGCACCACGCTCCCGAGAAAGGTACGGCACCGTGAACATGCAGGTAGTCTGGACGTGGATTCTCGCGCACCCCTTCGAGGTGTGCGTCGTCGCGCTGTTCGTGCTCGTGAACCTCGTCAACCCGATGCTCAAGGGCCGCCCGAAGGCGCTCGTCGAGCTGCTGATCGACCGGCTCTCGGCGGTCACCCGCAACGGGGCGCAGAACAAGCTCTCGTGGCCCGTCGTCGGGCGCAGCCTGTTTCAGCCCGCGGAGCCCAAGCCCGAGGAGCCCCCGCGGGGGCAGTCGGGCCACGTTCGGTGGGCGTCGCTCGTTTGGCTCGCCGGGGTGTTCACCCTGGCGACCCTCGTGCTCGCGGCGTGCCCCCGGCTACCCAACCCCTCGGGGTGTGTCCCGAGCTCGACCCGCTGCCACAACAACAGCCCCGAGGTGTGCAGCCAGACGCAGCGGTGGACGCCCGTGGAGGTGAACGGGGAGCCCTGCTCGACGACGCCGGGGGCGGTGTGCTGCGAGGCGCTATCCCCACGGGGACGGCTCGTCCATGCGTGTGTGCCCGCCCTCGCGTGCATGGTCAGCGGCGATGCCGGAACCACCGACGCACAGTGACCTTCCGACCTACGAAGTTCGCCGCGAGGTGGATATTCGTAGGCACGGCGCCGGGTGGATCGTCGAGGAAAACGACGCCGAAGGCAGCGTCGAAGTACCCGAGCACGCCGCCAAGAGCCCGCTGCGCGCCCCCGACGTAGGTGCGCTGTATGAGTGGGCCGAAGATGACTTCGCCACGTCGAGCGAGTGCCCGCGGTGCGTGTCACCACGCCCGTGCCATCAGCACATCAAGCTCTACACGCACACCGCAACCGTCGTGGTGATCCACGAAGCCGAAGGAGACGCCCGATGCAACTGATCGACAGGGAGTGGAACGACGAGCGGTGCGCCGAGCTCGAAGCGGAGCTCGTGAAGGGCACGGGCGCCATCGTGCTCGACAAGGAAGACAACTTCGTCATGCGCGGCGTGGCAGAAGCCTTCGGGGTCGGGCGCCAGCTCGGGCTTCTGCCGGGGGTGCCCGCACCGAAGGAGTTTCTGGAGAACTACGCCACCACGCTCGGCATGTTCATCTTCATCCCGCGCAAGTGGAGCCGTAAGCAGCGCATCCTCGTGTTGCTGCACGAGCTCGTTCACGTCGAGCAGTTCTTCGCGGACCCCATCAAGTTCATGTGGCTCTACCTCACGGTCATGGAAGCGCTCGCGGCGTACGAGGCGCAGGCGTACCGCACCGGCCCCGAGGTGCACGCGGTGCTCGAAGGCGACCCGAGCGCGTACACCCCCGAGTCGGTCTGCGCGGGGCTGACGCAGGGCTACAACCTCAACGGCGAGCTCGGTGCCAAGGGGCGGGTGCTCGCTGGGGACATGAGCGAGATTGCGCTCACGTCGATCGCCAACGGGGTGCTCCGCACGAAGCCTGTGCTTCGGCTGAACGAACTGCTCGCGGCCCGCGGTGGCCCGCGGTGGCTCCTCGGGTAACGCTGCTGTAGAGTCGGCAGCACGTTCACCCCCCACGAACGAGCCCACCCAGGCATTCGGCTTGGGTGGGCTTTTTATTTAGCCAAAAGGCTGCTTATGAAGCAAGCCTCTACCCACTCGGCGTGGGTGAGCGCCCAGTCGAGCCCCTCCAACCAGCTATCGGTCGTGGTTTCCGCGGGGATCACTCGGGCTTTTTCAATCTGCCGCATGGTGTCGCGGTGCAGCGTAGTGCGAAACGCTGCGTCCCAAGAAACCCAGAGGTCGCATCTCCACCGACCGCCCACACGAGCGAAGCGCAGAGTCATATCGAGCAGAGTCACATCGACATGAGAGCCGGGGACGGGGATCGTCATGTGATACACCATCGGGTATACGCACCGATCGGTGGGTAGATTCGGATACCAGGGGTCGCTCCCGCAGGTCTTGCAGACTTCTGGCGGCTTTGCGCTGTCAGTCGGTGCACGCCATAGCAGCCGCGGTGATACCGGCCCACACGGCGTCGATGCGCTCTCGCAGGTATTCTTTTGCATTGTCTAGCTCCACGAATGTGCGGGCGGTGTCCACGGTGAATGTCGTGGCATCGCGGTACTTGACCGCAAGCTCATCGCGCACCCATACACCCCACACGCGGGCGTCCCCATAATGGTCGCGTGCGAACACCCACACGCCGCGAGTCGCGTCACGCGTGAAGTATGCTGTAGCTTGGAAGCCACCCATTCGCGTGCTCACCTCTATACACGCGCGGCGGCATTGCCCCCGTGAATGCGGGGGGCACACGTTGCGTCTCCACCCGAACGCACCGATGCGCGCGCAGACCGAATTACCGGGTGTGGGTGTCACGGCGTGTGCTCCGTCATTCGCAGCGCGGTGTCTGCCGCGAAGATACGATCGACGTGCTCTTTCAAATTATCCCTGAGACGCTGCTCAAGAAACTCTTTCGACGCCGCGCGCGTAGGCCACCGCGGGTACAACTGCATTTTCTTGTCGTAGCCGTTCCTATGCAGACGCGACCATGCGTCGCTAAACTCTTTCGTGGACCCCATGTGTGGTTGCTGACAGCGCCATCGCGGTACGAGCATGTTGTTCCTGTCCGCCGCGTTGAGCGTGAGCTTGGCTACGATCGTAATGCCTTTGTACGACATCCTGACGATGTACGAAACCGCACGGCACGGCTCGTTCCCAAGGGGTTCGGTAGAGCACAACCCCACCGGGTTGTGGAACAGCATCCGCGGCTCGCGGGTGCACTGATCGCCGCGATTCAGCGCTTCGTCTACGCACGTGTCCATTTAGCTTTCCTTCGTCATAGCTGCGACCACGGGTTCGCTGACCATCCTCACGACAATTTCGTGAAACCCGAGGTCTTTTATTTGCTGCGCCGTGCGCACGGGGGCGTCTTCGACGATCCCCCAACTGTTGCTCTTTCCCCCGACGTGCACGGTCACATAGACGTGCCAGCAGCGGCGGCGCATCGTGTTGGTCACGCGATACACCGCGTATAGCGCGCCCACTTTTATACGAATGGTGACGTGATACTCAGGCCCACCGCACTTCCCACCCTGCCGTCGGCAGGCGGGGTAGTAGAGCTCGGTGCGCCGCAGACAGGGTAGGTAGCAAGTGTGCTTCCCGTCTTCGCCGCAGATCGGCGCCCCTGACATGAGTGGGCCATCGGGGCTTTCTGCGTGCTGCCTGCCCGACTGGCAGTCCACGGCGAAGTCGAGAAATTTAATCGGTCCTGGTGATGTCATCGACAACGGCTTTCGCGTACTCATCGGCAAACTCCTCAGCGATGTTCCGCGCGTGGGTTTCCATTTCCCCTCGCCGCCCCACGGTACCGTACGGGTAGAGGTCAACCTGCTGCACGAAGGCAAGGTGCCCTTCCGGCTCGCGCGTGTACACCTTGAGGTCCGTGAGAACCCACATGCCCATCAGCATCGAGTTCGGCTTCTTCCCGTAGTGCCGCACTCCGAGCGCTTGCTTATAAGAATTGAAGACCCCCATGTACTCGATGCGCGCAATGACTCTGAATGTTTTGCGCACGGTGAATTCGAGCACCGCGGTGGGGCCGGTGAGAGCTGTATTCGCCGGTCGCGCGCACGCGGTGTTCGTCGTGGTGTAGGCCGATCGCGGCAGGCCCCACGGCCAAGCGGCTTCGCACCGATCCGAGTCGATCATCGGTACGTCGTGGTTCCACCAGCGCCGCAACCGATACTGGTTGCGATACGACTGGCACGGCTGCACGTCGCTCTTTTTCTTTTTAACAGGCACCGCAGCCTCGTTTCTTTTTAAGTGATCTATTCACGGCCGCACACTACCCGCGAGCTTCATCATCGCGCGCAGTGCGTCCGCCCTCTCCCGAAGCAGCGGTTTCGGGTCCACACCGATGAGTCTGCACAACCGCCGGGTCATCGCGCTACTGAGAGGGGGCTCTCGGGACAATTCGACGCCGGACAGACGGGCAGCGGGGATGCCGAGCTTGTCTTGTACTACGGACATCACCAGACGTGCCCCTTGGCGCTCGCAGCGCAGGCTGACCCCGTAGCGAGTCAACGCAAAGTGCCACCTGACCGACTGCTCGCGGTCTTCGCGATTCATGGACTTGCCCATCACGAGCACCATCTCGCGTGCGACGGTCCATCGCTTCCAGCGCAAGAGTTCGTCACGCTCTTTGGTCACGCGAGCCAACTCGGCGCGCAAGTCGGTGTCATTCATCGCCTCTCCCTCCTGGCCCCACCGCGCGGAGTCGCACCGCGCGTACGCGCTCGCGTGGGTGTGTCAGCGCTTCTCGTCGGCCTTCGCGTTCGCCGCCTCGGCGCTCCAGCCGTGGGGGAAGCGCGCACGCAACTTCGCGATGTTCGCGTCCATCACTTCTTCGAGCGTGAAGCCGCCGAGATGTGCCCCGAGCGTGAGGTACCAGAGCACGTCCCCGAGCTCTTTCAGCAGATTCTCGCGGTCGAGCCCGCGCCCGTGGTGAACGTGCTTCTTGATGAGCTCGACCACCTCGCCGGCTTCTCCCGCGAGCCCGAGCCCGACGAGCGACCACCCCTGCGCGTCGCTGGTAGTGCTGGGCGTAGTTCGACGGACTTCTTCTTCGTATTGTTGAGTATTCATCGTCTGTGTTCCTTTCGATCCGTTGTCACCCCACCGCACAGCGCGGTGGGGGGTCAGCCCTCGCCGTAGTGCCTGCTCGCATACTCATGCAGGTACGCAACCAGGATGTTGAGCCACGCGCCCGTATGGAGCACCACGGCGCAGATAGCCTTCTGCGTTGGCATCGGGCCTACCGCGATGAGTGCGTAGAACGAGAGCGCTACGCCGAACATAGGAATGGTCACATACGCGACCACATTGAGCACTTCGGCAACGCCACGCATCACGCCTTCCCAGAGGTCGCGCTCTCCTCGTCGAGCTCAAGAATGAAGGCCACGCAGCACAGCGCGTGCGCGAGGTGGTTCTCCCCCGTCTCGGGGTCGCGCGTCTCGCCCCGCATGTGCGCGAAGACATGCCGCAGCAGCGCGGAGAGGTACCGGCGCCGCAGGTCGGGCACCTTGCGCCAGTTGTCGGGGCCGTACTTCTTCGCCCCGTAGGTGAGCACGCGCACCATCGCATCGATCGCGAGCGGCGGAAGGAGTGCGTAGTCGGGCTTGCCGCCGTCGTACTTCTTCCCTCCTTCGTCGTCGGTGGACTCGACCGGCACCGCACTAGGCTCGGCGGGCTCCGGGGTGGTGGCCGGCGGTATGTGCCCCGCGATGCTCGCCAACCAATAGCGCTGCGCGTTCTCCGCAGACGCGAACGTCCAGCGCTTGCCGTCAGGGCTCTCGACGGCGCGGCGGGTCGCGCCGTCTAGCTTGAAAGGCAGATGATACGCAGCCAATGACTGCACAGCAACCTGCCGCAGCTTGTCGATTGCGGCATCGAACTCTACCGCGCAGAAGTAGCCCGTGTACTGCAACGTCTCGTTAACATCGTACGCTTCGTACATCCCCTCGGAGGGCCAGTACGCGATACGGAGCCCCTGGCCGTTCCGAAGCGCGTACACCGTGCACCTGACGGTGCCGTCGGGGTTCATCTCGTCGTGCACGTCGAAGTCTTGCTTGTTGAGCGGGCGGACGTAGGGCTCGGCCGGCGTCTCCGCAGGCGTCTCCGCGTACTCGGCAACGGCGATCATCCATCGCAGCGCTGCCGCGTTCGCGTCGTCGAATACCTCCTGGTCCGCGCCGACGCGAACGCGGTACACCAAGCGCCCTTTTCCCGGCCCACCACGCTCACCACAGCTCATCGACACATTCGGGTGCGTCAGCGGGCGCCCAGCGAAAAGCATCCCACCAACACGGACCACCAACGCCTCGATAGCCTGACGAGCTTCGGGGTAATCGGCCCAGTGACGCCGCACCAACGGTTCACCGGGCAGGTACACGTTCCAGCCGGAATCCAGCCAGTGCACGATGGCCACCCCAACCGCGCCGCGGAGCGCGAATACCTCCGCGGGCTTGTCGAGCATAGTGCGGTAGAGCTTCGTGAAGTGCTTTTCGAGTGAGAGCTCCATCTTTTTACTCCGTGGACAGTGTTAGAGAAACAGCGAGCGCCGTCGCTGTGTCTTTTATGAACGCAGCTACACTAGGGTGCGTCCACCGCTTGTTTATCGGTTGCACCACTGCGCGTGTCCCGCTGAAATTTATCAAGTGAAAGTTGTGGAAGTCGCCTCTTACTCGACCGGGGATGGTCAACACGCGCAGCGCAATTTCGGCGACACGGCCGGGGTCACCCGGCACGGGTCTACCGACCGCGAAGTAGAGGTGTGGCCCCATCACCCAACCGAAGCGGAATTTACACAGCTTCCATGTCGGAAGCATACCCCAAGCGCCTGCCCGCACGCTGCGGCCGTTGCGCCGTACACGCGCGTAGCTTCGGCACCACGAGCACGGCCCTTTTTGGGGATCGGCTTCGTCCACAACCCACGGCATGTCGGGCATACGCACGCATACGAGAGCCGGCGGCGTCTCACCCAGGACGCTTATATGAAAGCAGGCGGTACCGCAGTGTACACACGGGCGGTTGCAAAACAGCACGTTCGCGACGTTCAGAAGGTGCTCGGGGTCGTTATTCACGCGTGTCTTCCAGCGACATCATCAAGGCAGTCAATGATGCGGACGCGAACTGGTCAGCTTCTTCGACAGAGCCCGCGACGATGGCGCAGCGCCACCCGCCGCCGATTGCGTCCCAACTACCGACGACGTGCCGCCAAGATTCCTGTGTGGTTCGCCACACCGCGAGGAATCCGCGCACGAAGTGCACTTGTGCGGATCGCGCGCCGCAGTGGAGGTTCACGCTTCTCGTGCCTGAGAGGCAGGCTCCACACAGGGGGCCGAAGTCCACGACTTCGTAGCCGATGCGGCGCAGGAACAGCATTCTTGTTGTCGATGTATTCTCAGTGTTCTTGCGGCAGATCATGCAGCTTTTCCGCGACTCACCTTCGTAAAAGCGGACTGCGTCGCCGAATCCGCTCATCACCACTCTTTCATTAAAGTATTCAATCTCCATGTGTCATCACCACCATCGTCGCGACAGCCTCGTAGTAGGCGATGGCCGCTTCGTGCGGGCCAACGAGCCGCCATGTGAACGGACCCTCGAAGTCCATCGCACGCCGTGCCAGCAGGGCAATATCCCGCCCGTCTTTGGTCTTTTGACTGGCGAGGTGCATCGACACACGCACGATGAAAGGGTGGTGGGCTTGTGGCGTGGTTGTTATAAACCAGCAATCGTCCCTGACCATCCTCGGGGCCGACGACCCGCATTGGTGACAAAGCCAAAGTACCGGGTGGTTCACCGCTCGCCGAACCACACCGTTGTCCCCGATACATGGTGCGATAATGAACAGCCCGTTGTTGTACATTTCACGCTGTGTCACCCTGCACACCGCGCACAGGAAGCTGCTGGGGCCCACGCTGACGGATGTGGGAGACAAGCTCTCTAGGCTCACGACAGGGATCGGTTCTACGACCAGCTCGCTCATGCTTTGCTCCTGCTAGGCTCGCACCATGACGAGCAACCCTGCTGTGCCCGACGCCGCCGTGGGCGGCGCGCCGTTCCGTGGTCTTGTGCCGACCCTCTGGAGTCCTTCCGGCGGGATTCACAACGCCTACACCGTCGAAGTCGCCAAGCTGCTTGCCGAGGCGCGACCAGAAGCCGTACAGCTCCACACTTGGACCCCGAAGCGTCTCGTGTCGCTGCTTCGCGGCGAGGGCTACCGACTCGTCATCGGCTGCGGCGTCGATGGCACGGCGCGGTCCGTCACCAAAGGCGGGCGCAACACGAAGTGGGCGATCGGGCAGTTTCTTCGTTGTGCCGGCGCCGCAGCCGACGCGGGCGCCGACGCGACCATGTGGAACGCCGAGGCGGACTGGAAGACGCCGCCGGATGCTTCACAGCGGTCGCGTCTCAAGGAAGCCATCGAAGAGTCGTTGAAGGCTGTCGAGGCAGCCTACCCGCAGCTTCTTCAGTGGCACACCGCGTACGATCACCCCAGCTTCCACACCACCTACCCGTGGGCGGCGTGGTTGGGGGCGCGGTCGCCCGTGCGTCTGTCGGCCGCGCAGGTCTACGCCGCGGGCGCCGCGGGTGACGCCGGCATGGCGCACCGGGGCGCCCTCCCGCGGCGCGAGGCGCGCGCCCTGGCCTCGTGGCGTGACGGCGTGCGGAACCTGGGCATTCGCCCGGACGCCCCCGACGGGCCCGCGGACCTAACCGACGTGGATTGGGCGCCGTACTATCAGCTGCACCATGTCAGCCGTACGGACACCATCGCGGGCGCACTCCGCCACCCGCTCAGCTTCGGATGGGCGCTGCCCACGCGCTCCGACGAAGAAGGGCGGATCGCCTTCGTGCTCGCCTGCAAGCTGCAACGAGCCGGGTACGGCGGTGCCGGCGCCATACAGGCATTTCAGCGCGATGCGGGGCTCAAGGTTGACGGCATCGTCGGCCCCGCCACGACGCAAGCCATCCTGGCGCTCAACAAGTAGCGTGCCTACTGCGTTCGATCGAGACTTCTAAGAAAGCCTCGGTCGAGCTCACGCGACTCTTTCAGCAAGCGTAGGTCGCGCAAGACTCCGTCCATGCCGTGTCGCATCAGCGTGCCGGCATGGACGGAGCCGTCTACAGCCATATCGTCGAGGTACGACTTGGCCCGGTGCGCGTGCCACCGCTGAATGCCGAGGAAGCCTTCGACGAAGTTTCCCTGCGGTTCGATCATGTGCGGGCAGTGCTCCTCGCAGAACTCACACAAGTCGTGGGCCCGCGGGTGAAACTCATCGCAGTGCTCACATCGGCAGGCCACGGCTACACCTTGTCCAAGTAGTCATCGACGACCTTCCGCAGCTTCGCCAACTCTGCGACCAAGCGGAGCCACTCGTCGAAGCTCATGGTCACAAGATCGGGCGGCTTGTTCGTGTCGCGGCTCACCACGACGACCGGGCGCCCATCGGTGGCCTCTGTGCCCTGGTTGAAGGCCGCCCGAATGTTGACGCGCTTGTGATGCTTCGCTTCGATCCAGTAGGGGGTGCCCTCTACGTCGGCCACCTCTTTCGCGCTCCGCGCCTGACCGATGCCGCGCTTGGCATCTGGCCACACCGACTTGAGCCGGTTGGCGTTTTCACGCTCGTAGGTCTGCCCCTTACGCCGCGACCCTTTCGCCCGGCGCGTTGCCTCGGCCGAGGGCTTGGCTTTCTTAGGCATCGCCCATCGCCGTATCGAGCATCACAGCCGTGAGCACGTCGGCGTCGCTCATCGACGAGTCGTAGCTGCGGTCCTTGCGAATCGCCTCGATGGCTCGGGCCATCTGCCGCGTGAGCAGCACGGTGATGGTCGGCACCGGCTCGATGCGATCGACGGTGGGCTCCTTCGGAGTCGCGCGTGCCTTGGGTTCCTTCGGCGGGGCGACGGCCGACACGGCGCCCTCGGCGGCGCGGATCGCTTCCTCGATGAACCCATCGCTGAACCCCGCGTGCGCCTCCACCACGGAGGACGCGACGCGCGAGCTCATCTCGCGGAGCATCTCCATCAGCACGTCGGGCAACACGTCGCCCGAGACGTTGAAAGAGAGCATGGCTACGTCGGCCATGTCGTCGTCGGTGTTGACCAGGGCCGCCGGGATGCTGTCCATCTCCAGCTCCTTCGCCGCGCGCCAGCGGTGGTGGCCGTCGATGACTTCGTAGTGCTCACCGTCGGCAGCGAGCCGCACGGCGATGACCGTGCTGAACCCGAACGTGGAGATCGCCGTCTTGAGCGCCGCGTAGTCGCGGTCGCTCATCTGTCGGTAGTTCGTCCGACGCTGCACCAGCCGGCTGAGCGGGACGAGCCCGACCGTCAGGTTGCCTACCTTCTGAAACTCCACGCGGTCGCTCATTACTTCGCCCTTTCGATAACCCCCGGCGCCACGAACATGAAGTGCGCCGCAGCCTTCGCGGCGAGCTGCACGCTCGCCTTGTGAGTAATTACCACTACGCAACGCTTGGCTGCCATCTTCGCGAGACAGCTCAGCGTTGCGAGAGCCCCGGCGTAGTCGAGCCCGTCCATGATCTCGTCTACGAACAGCGTGCCCGTCGGGTGCGCCGTCGCGGACGACTGAATGTCGGCCAGCGCGAGCGTCACGGCGATGTCGATGCGGCGCTGCTCACCGCGAGAGCAGGCGGCGTACGGCGTCGTGCGGTCACCGCGCAGCAGCGAGATGGAGATAGCGTTGCGGGCGTCGCCGCGGGTGTTCTCCGTGTAGGACTGCACGGAGACGCTCATCTCGTTGTCGGAGAGCTGCGACATCCATTGCGCCGCGAAGTGCCCGAGCGCGTTGACCGCGTTGTCGAGGATGTGCGCGCGCACACCACGCACCCCGAGAATCTTCTCGGCGGTCGCGTACAGGTCTACGTCGGTCATGGAGTTCGCGAGCTTGTCGTTCAGCACGTCGAGCTGTGCCTGCTCGGCCTCCATGCGCTCGCGAATGCCCTCGGCCTTCTGAACGATGTCGAGCTCGCGGCGCGCCGCGTCTTGCCGGCCTTGCTGGGCCACCTGATCCCGGCGCGTGTCGCCCTGCACGAGCAACTGCGTGCTCAACTCGGCTTCGCACAGGTGGGCTTTCTCTCGCAGCTCCGCAAGTTGGGCTTTCACTTCGTGTTCTTCGGCAGTCGCGGCATCATTGATCCCCTTGGCCACGTCGTCACCGACGGTGCTGCCGCACAGGGGACACACCCGGTCGCCGTGCACGGCTACGCGGTGGATGTTGTGCAGCTTCGCAACCAGCACCGCTTCGGAGCTGCGTAGGTTTTGGGCCGACGACCGCAGATCGCCCACCTTGTCGTCGCACTCCGTGATGCGCTGTTGCAGGGCGTCTATGCGCGCGGTGGCGTCGTCGATGATCGCGGTGAGCTCCTCTTTCGAGCGGGCCGACTTGGACGCGCTGTACACGTTGTTGAGCGTCTCCAGGCGACCGCGAATCTCGGCGATCTTGTTCGCCGTGTCTTCGCGTACCCGGTCTGCTGCCTTGCGGAACGTGCGGGACTTCACCAGGGCGTCGTCGTAGACGCTCAGCCCGAGAAGCCCCTCCAAGACGTGCTTTCGCACCGTGTCGCTTGCGCGCGTGAACATCGCCGCGTCGCTGGGCTCGATGATGTGCGTCGTGCGCCACGCGTCGTGTGACCCGAACGCCGTCGCTGCCGCCTCGTTCATCTTCGTAGCGGTGTCGAACAGCGACGTACTGCCGTGCCGGTACAACTGCCCCGACGTACGCGAGCCCGCGCGTTGTCTGTGCACCATCGAGCCGTCGTGTGTGTGCAGCTCGATGGTGCCCTTGTCCGCCCACAGCGACCCGGTGCGAAACACACCCTCGCCCCACACGGCGTGGGAGACGGATTCGATCAACGTACTCTTGCCGTACCCGTTGCGGCCCGTCACGAGCACGAGGCCCGTTTGTGGGAACGCCACGTTGGCGCGCGAGCCGATGCCGCAGAACCCTTCGATGCTCAGGTCACTGATCTTCATTGGTCATCGCCTTCACGGTTGTGGACGCCAGCTTTTGCACGATGCGGTACAGCACGACGAGCTGGCGCCCGCTCAGGGTGTTGGTGGCCTTGAACCCTGCCGCCATCTTGCGGTTGTGCTGGTTCTTGGCTGAGTCAACGAAGGTCACCTCCCATTCGGAGAGCGCCGCGAGGTTGGCGGTGACTGCCCCGAACATGAAGTCGATCATCTCCTCGGTTGTGTTCATCTCAGCCCACGCCGGGTCCGTCGGAGTGTTCGACCCCGGCGTGAACACCGACCCGCGCTGTGGCTTGAACGTCGCTGCGGGCTTCGCCAATTTGGCGTCGTGCGCTGCCAGCTTTTCGAGTGCTTCACGCATCTGCGCGAAGCGCTGATCGTTACTCACGCTTCACCAACTCTTTCAAGGTTTTCATCAAGCGCTTGCGCGGCACGTTCGTCGGGATGTCGGTCTGCACGACGTAGTCAAACAGGTGGTCGTCTTCTTCCGCTTGCGTGACCGACACCGACTTGACGCTCACGTCTTTCGGCATGGTTGGGTCCACGACGAGCACCACACCGCGGGTGAGTGCTTCGAGCGCCGGCCGGTACTTCTCTGCTTCGTCCCGTACGCGGCGTTGGTCGCCAGCGACACACCGCAGCCTGACGTACAGGTTGGTCACGAGGTTGTACCGACCGGCTTTCTGCGCGAGTACGCCGACGAGCGCCGCCGCGAAGTCGGGCACAGGTGCGCCGCTCGGTACGTCCACGCGGACGAACCGCGGCGCGGGTACGAAGTGCCGCGACCGCGTACCCTCTTCGTGGTCAACGACGAGCAACTGGCCGTAGTTCAGCAGGTCGTTGGCGTTGTCGAACCCCGTTGGGCACAGCGCGCCAACCTGCTCGACCCACGGCGAGCCTTCGATGCTCTCGGCGTCGTGCCAGTTTCCCAACACGACGCCGCCCCACCCCTTGAGCACTTCGCGGAACGCACTCGCGGAGAGCGCCTCCGCAGAGTCACGGCTCCACGGCGGTGTGCCGTCGGTGATGACTCCCAAGTGCGTAGCCAGGATGTACGCGTTCCCGCGGGCCGCCGCGGCGCCCCTCACGGCGGCGAGGGTTTCGCTCTGCGTTGCCAACGCGGGGAACCCGAGGCACCGCACACCTCGCGGGGTGTCTACCGTCTGCCCAGGCGGGGCGTACCGACACCGAGGCAGCATCTTCGCGAGCACCGCCGCCGGGCTGTCGGTTGCTTGCGACGACGCGATTTCGTGGTTGCCCGCCAACAAGACCACGTCGCCCATGAACGTGCTGAATGCCGCGCGTGCGGCCATGTAAAACGGCGCAGAAGGCGACGGCACGTCGAACAGGTCACCGCACACGACGAGCTCAGCGGCTTTGTGGTATTGCGCGACCCCCACCGCGGCACTCAACACGCCCAACACCTCTTGCGCCCGCATGTTCAACAGCGGCGACTTGGTGTGGGCGACGAGACTGTGCGGAGGCTGCGGTGCGCTGTGGTTGCCGATGTGCACGTCTGCGATGAAGGCAGTTCTCACTGGAGCGTCTCCACCGGGGGCAAGAGCACGCACTTCGCCGGCATGGGCGTGGCTCCGAGCAGCTCGTACGTCATGGTGTCGGTGCACCCGCTGTAGATCAGCAGGTTGCCGTCGCGCGTCTTGAGCAGCGCGTAGTGCCGGTGTTGGTCAGTCTTCGTCGTCGTCTGAACCTGCGCTCTGAGCATCATCGTCGCCTTCCCATCGTTCTTGGTCAGCAAACCCACGAGCCTTCTCCAGAGCGTTCTTATCGCGCCCATTCACCAGCCCTTGCGCCTTGAAGTGATCGACCAACGACCAATCGAGGTCGTAGCCCTTTTTGAACAGCCACCGCACGCGTGTCTTGCGGTAGGCGGGGGCCCACCGCGACTTCACGCCCGAGATGGTGACCATCTTGCCGATGGCGTTGTCGGACTCGCCGGCCTTGATGGCTTTTCCGCCGTACAGGCGCAGTCGGATCGACGCGAAATACTTGAGCGTGCGCCCACCCGGCGTGGTGGTGTTGTCGCCGTACATCACGCCGATCTTTTCGCGCAGCTGGTTAATCACCATCCAGTGTGCGTTCTTTTTCACACACAGGCTCAGAGCCGCCGGCACTCCTTGGGAGAGCATTCTGGCTCGGTCGGCAACCACCTTGTCGCCCGCTTGCCCGTCGAGAGCCGACGCCGTAGGCGACCCCGAGAGCGAGTCCCACACGAGCAGCACGGGGGCCCCGTTGTCTTCGAGTGCCCGCAGGAATTCGAGCTGCTGGTTGATCGCTTCCTCGAAAGTGTACGGGTCCATGAGCAGCATCGCGCTCTCGTCCACGCCGAACGACTTGGCGCGGGCGCTGTCGAACGCGTGCTCGCTGTCGCACCACCCGACGACTGCGCCGGCCCGTTGTGCGCTCGCGGCAACCGCGTACGCGAAGGAAGTCTTGCCGTCGCCCTCGCCGCCGTAGATTTCGCTGATGCGTCGTGTCGGCAGGCCACCGCATCCGATGACGTACTCGTCCAGTACGGGCAGCCCCGTGGGGAGCACCGTGGTAATCTTCGAGCGCGTGGTGGTTTGCGACGCCACCGATACGCTCTCTTGACCGAATTTCTTGGCGAGCGCCTTCTGCACTTTCAGCAGGCGCGCGTTTGCGTCCGACATGGGTACCTCTAAACGAAGAGAGCGCCTTGCGGCGCCCTGTGGGACCGGCCGCGGGAGTCGAACCCGCACCGTACACGCTGCTTGCGGAAGCGCGTACAGGTGACCGCACACCGTTACGGGAGACACGGCCGCAGGCGACCGTGTCTGATGGGTCACTCGTCGTTCAAGTACGACGAGGCGCGCTTGCCGGGGAGCTGCTGCGCGCCACCCCCGCCGCCGAGCTGGCGGTTCTGCGGCTTCTCACCGCGGAGCATCCCCTCGATGGTGGGCGCGTCGTGAACCTTGACGAAGCTGTCGAGGTTGGGCATCGAACCCAGCAGCTCAGCCATCTCGGCTTCGCTCGACGCGAGCGGCGACTTGCCCCTCGGGTCGGGGATCACGCGGTAGCGGGTGTCGGTGGGCCCCGTGCCCTTGCGCGAGATGACGATGTCGCACCCGTCGATCGGGTGGCTGAAATTCATGTCCAGCTCGTTGCGAATCTCCAGCAGGGCTTGGTGCACGGAGTAGCTCATGCGGAACACCCGCACGCCCTGCTCCTCTTCGCCGCGCACGATCACGAGAGCCGACGTGGTGGAGCGCGGCTCCAAGTCCTTCGCCGCGTTGATCTTGGTCGAGTCGTCGCTCGCCTCCCACCGCGCCTTGAGCGTGCAGAGCGGGCAGGGCCGCTTCATCTCCATGCGCGGGCACACGAACACGCAGTCCGCGACGCCGGGGATGCCCTTCACGAAGTGCTGGTAGTAGACCCGAAACGGGCTCTTCTTCCCAGGCGCGGGCGGGAGGAACCGCATCACGGTCTTGCCCACCGGCAGCTTGCTGATGAACTGCGAGGGCTTCTTCGCCAGCTCTACGTCCTTGGCAGCGCTCGCGTCGTCGTAGTCCGAGAAAAGCCCGTCCAGTGCGTTCGTCATGTTCACTCACCACTCCAGTTGTGTTTGTCAGTCTGCCTCGGCTTGCCGCTCGGCAGCCGAATGGCCGGGTCGCCGTTTGCCTGGGCCCGCATGTACGCGCCCAGGCTGATGAGCATGTCTTTCTTCGCGATGACCGCGTCGAGGTCAATCTTCGCGCGGAGCTTGTCGGCCTCCGCTTCGATGACCTTTTCGCGCAGCGCTTGCCACTCCGCGCTGCCACGCATTCTAGCGGCAACCGTGTCGTTCGTCACACGTTCACCCATCATGCTTCTTGCTTCACGAATGGTCAGGCTCGTACGAGCCTCGTACACCTCCAGTTTCAGCTCCAGCTCGTTGAGCGCTTCGCACGCCTCTGCGAAGATTTGCCCGAAGTAGGCCAAGTCGCCAGGGAGCCGCATGAACTCCAGGTCGATCTGGTCGGGGTTGATGCTGTGCTGCGGTTTCTTCACAGGCGTTTCGTGTCTTGTGCGGCGCGTTGAAAAGGTTTCACCCCGGTAGGTGGTACTCGGTCATGCTGCCCCAGCTCTTGCCCACCTTCATGTCAACGCCCAGCGGAAACCCGTTCGTGTTGTGCCCGAGCATCACTTCGCGCATGATCTTGGCGGCGAGCGGTAGCTGGTCTTCGCGCACGTTGACCATCACCGAGTCATGCACGGTGTTCACCAGCTGCGCGTCGAGGTTGTCCTTGCGGAAGCGGGCAACGATCGGAAACAAGCTGGCGGTGACGATGTCCGCGGCGAGCCCCTGGACCGGGGTGTTCACCGCGGCGTTCTCCGCGTTGATGCGCGCGCCGAAGCCTTCGTCGGTCATGTCGTTGATCGCAGGCAGCGGGCGCCACCGCGCCCGCTCGTGACCGTTCCACCATGTATACGCGCCACCGTCCCTGCGGGCCGACGCCAGACACCGCTCGCAGAACTCTGCGAGTTTCTTGAACCGCCCGAGCACCGCTTTGCGGATGCGCGCGGCTTCCGCCACGGTGATGTTGAGCTGCTTGGCGAGCCCGCGGTCGGTCTTGCCGTACACCAGCCCGAAGGTCACGGTCTTCGAGCGTGCCCGCTGCTCCTTCGTTACTGCGGCCAGCGGGACGCCGTACACAATCGCCGCCGTGCCGCGGTGAATATCCTCGTTGTTCTTATAACATTCGAGGATCACCGGGTCGCCCGAGAGCATCCCAGCGATACGCAGCTCTTGCTGGCTCATGTCCACTTCGAGGAGTACGCAGCCTGGGTCTGCGACGAAGATGTCACGAGCCATCTTGCCGAACGCCGGCCGCCCAGGCGTATCTCGGTCGGGGCTCGGCACGTTCTGCATGTTGGGGTTCTGGCTGGACAACCTGCCGGTACCAGCCCCGTCGAGCAGCGTGCTCGGATGGATGCGCGGCCCGTTGGGCCCCACACGGATGTGCTTCTTCATGCCCTCGGCGTAGGTGCCGAGCAGCTTTTCGAGCTCGCGGAAAGCGAGCACGTCTTTGGGAAGCGGGTGCTTGGTCTTCTCCGCGAGTTCGAGCAACACCTCTTCGCCGGTCGCGCGGCCCCCCGAGGGTGTTTCTGCGAGCACAGGCAGCCCGAGCTTGTCGTAGAGGAGCTCCGCGAGCTGCTTCGGACTCGCGAAGTTCACGCCGGGGTAGTGGTTGAGCCGAGACTGCACTACGGCGATCTCGGACTTCAAGAACTGCGTGAAGATGTCTAGCGCCGCGGTGTCCACACGGATACCCGTCGCCTCCATCTCGACCAGCGCGGAGATAGCAGGCCGCACGATCTCGTTCGCGACCGCCATACGCCCCTCCGACAACTCGCGGTTGGACATGTCGAAGCGGTCTGCGTTGAGCTTGTCGAGCCAGTAGGTGCTCATCGCGTCGAGCGCGTTGTACCGCGCACGGACACGCCACGGAATGTACGCCTGCGCGTACGCTTCGGTGTCGGCGCCCTGCTGGATGTCTTCGAGATGCTCGGGGTCCACCTCGGACTCGTCGAGGTACTTGAGCGTGGGCGGCTTACGCGGCTTGCCGCTCTTGGTCAGAGCTCGCTTCGGCGCCGAAGCGAGCGCGTTCAGGTCGTGCTTGACCACGTCGATCGCCGCCCGCGCCTCTTCCTTGTGGCCGCCGAAGCCGACCATCTCTGCGCAGGTCGCGAGGTCACCCACCGAGTCTGCGTGCAGCAGCTTGTGGTCGAGGCGCGTGTCGCGAAGCGGGTGCCCGAAGCAGTGCACGTTGAGCCACGTCCGCAGCGCGAGTAGGTCGTACTTGATGTTGTGGCCGACTTTGCAGACGGCGTGGTTCTCCAACAGCGCCTTCAAGTCACTACGAACGCGATGGTCGCTCAGCACATCGCGGCCGTAGGTGACCGCGTTACTGTCGTTCACAGCGAACGACAGCTCCTCGACGTAGAACGTCGGGGTATGCAGCCGGCCGACCGTCTCCGTGTCGAGCACGAGTGCGTCCGCCTTTTTAAGAACACCGAGCACGCGTAGATGATCTTCGTACGACTGGACGAAGGTTGTCGCGAGCCGGCCGTGATGGATTGACCTAGCCACGTTCTGTGCCGTTTCGATCGCGTCCGCGATGCGCCACCGCGTCCGTGCCGGGTCTTTGCGCAGCACGCTCGCCGCGGGCAGGCAGATGACGGGAACGCGCTTGGCCCAAAACGCGTCGATCACGCTCACCGTGTTTGGCACGAGGTCTGCCGCGACTTTCCGACCGAGCACCGCGATGTGCGCCAGAGGGCCAACCGCGATGATGAGATGCACGGCGGCGGCACCCTGGGCGAGCGTCTCGTGAATATGCCCTCGGCAAGCTGTGACGTGCTCCGCAGTTACCTCGGCGTTACCAGGGGCGCAGTGCACGGCGTACATCGGCACGACACGGTGGGTGCTCGACGCACGGATGATCTCCACCAGCGTACGGTAGGTGGCGCTACTAAACGGGTCACCGCCTGCGTCCTCACCGCGAGTCGGCGCCTCGAACACCACAGCTACGGAAGGTGCGCCCTTCTCGGCTCCGCTGCTCATGCGCCGACCGAGAACGTAGTTGGCCAGAGGTGCGTACTTGGCCCCCGACGAGAGCTCGCACGCGGTACACCCGAGCCCCGAGCTCGGTGCAGGCACCCGGTTGTCCGTTGGGGAGGGCGTACCGTTTGGGTAGAGTGGGAGATGCTTCACAAGCCCTCGGGGACGGGTAGGCCCGCCTGCTGGTAGATGATGCGTGTAGTTCGCACGCGCATGGTGACCGCCACACGATGCAGGGGGTTCGTCGGGTGGCACAAGCCCGAACGAAAGCGACCCACCGCACCAACCCAGGTGCCGCACACTCGGTAGCTTGCAGCCATCGCACGCACGGCGTGCATGGGCGTACCTGCGGTGTGCCGGTGAAAGCGGTCGATGGGCGCACCCCAATTGCCGCCCTCACCGTGCGCGCAGCCCAGGTGCGTCTCGAAGAAGCCCGTCACCAGCGACAAGCCGGCGGGCACGCCGTACTCACGTTCACCCGCCTCTGCGACGGCGACGATCTGAGCGCGGTGCGCTTCGATGCACTCGCGGTACCGCATGTGCCGCCACAGCGACAAGAGCGCCACGAGAAGCTCTGCCCCGTTCACTCACCACCCCCGAGACGGGCGATGGCGTAGTTCACGAGCGCCGGGGGTACGGCAGACCCGTTGTTGATCTGTTGCAGAACGTACTTGGCGATCTCCGCGCCGCCCGTGAGCTTCTTCACGGTCAAGCGAAGCTCGTCCATCTCCCGCTCCATGTCTCGGAAACGCGCGTAAGCCACCGACGGGGACGCCGTGGCAACCGTAGGCTGCTCGGGCTCTCGCGGCGTGGTCACCGGCTTCTGCGTACGCGGCTTCGTGACGAGATCGAAGATGATCTGCCCGAGGTCCGCCTCCGGCGCTACGTCGGCCGTCTGGTCGCCGTAGTACGCGAGGAAGTGCACGTCGCTGCCCGCGGGGTACGGGCGCAGCTCCACCACGTTGTTGCCGGGAGTGGACACGGTGAACCCGTGCGGGCGCGCCGCCCACCAAGCACCGGGAATCGCCTGCGGGATGGTGTTGAGCATCCCCGCCAGCATCGGGGACGCACCTACCCCGCGCAGTTTCAAGCCGCGTTGGCTAATCCACTCCATGCCAACGAACCACTTGCTGAGCAAGCCGCGCGGCCAGTGGGGCACGTCCAGCGCACTGAACCCGATCACGAAGTTGTCGTTGCGCGGAGCCGCAGGCACCCCACCGTTGCGGGTTGCTCGGCAGTATTTGTACACCGAGATAATGGTTGCCCTGGGCTGCTGAGACAGCGGGTTGAGAAACCCCCCACCGCACGCGTCGAACTTGTGCTTTGGCACACCGTCGCTTTCGTCTTCCTGCGTGGCGTAGTCCAGCCAGTTGCGGAACGACTTGGGCGTGTTTCCGCAGCGCTTGATCCCGGCGAGGTACTGAGCAATAGACAGCATTTCTTTTTAACCTCCTACGATCTTGTCGAAGTGTGCCTGCGCTTCTGCGAAGCGCAGCTTGGCGTGGGTCATGCGCGCGTCGGCCGCGCGCACGTTGGCTTGTGCAGAGCGGTACTGCGGTGCGCGGAACGTGTGCAGCTCGTTCGCACCACGCATGGCTTCGCGTACCTGCAACGCGTTGTTCTCTGCCGCGACAACCAGCTTACGAGCCGCGGCAAGGTCCGCGGCGGCTCGGAGTACACGAGCGACGTGGTCTTGTTCGACCAGCTTGCCGGTTGCGATCTGGTCTGCGATTTGAAAAAGATTCATTTTCCACCCTCGTTCTTACACGAAGTTCTTACAAGTTCTGGATCGCTTCGATCCGGCGCGCCGTCAGGGCCATGAGCTGCTTGTATCGGTGGATCGAGCGCTGCGCGATCACCGTGCTGCGGTTCTTGGCGATGCACTTCGCAAGATACCCCTGCGCGGTGGCCAGCCCCCGCTTGTACCGATCGAGCTTCTTCGTCGCACGGGCCAAGACGAACTTGCGCCCCTTCTCACTGCTCAGCAGCGCCATGTCGCCGCGCATGAACACCGGCACCTTGAGCAAGTCGCCCGAGTCTCGGATGACTTGGCGCGAGATGGCCCTGTATTCGCTGTCGTCGATGCCGTCTACCTCGGAGGTGACGGGCGAGGTCGCGGTATCCCACGCGCTGAACGTGTGCGTGATATCGCTCGCGCTGATTCCCAACGCGGCCACACCATCTTTCAGCTTCGCGAGCGCCGCCTCTTCGATCTGACGGACGCGCTCACGCCCGAGGTTCATGTACTTCGCGATCTCGTCGAGCGACGCGCCGTTGCGGTCGGCCACGTCGAGCGAGCATGTCTCCCACAGCATCCCTACGTCGAGGTCGCTGAAATTCAGCTTGATGGAGCCCACGCGCTGATTCACGTCGAGGTACAGGTGGTGCTTGCACGACACGAACGGGCACGGGCGCTGCGCGTTCGGCCCTTGCAGACAGTCGGCGCGCGTCTTGGGGCGCGCCCTGTCTACGCCGATCAAGCGCAGGTTCGCGAGGTTCATCTCGTGGCGCAACCGCTGCTTACCGATGCGCTTGATGTTCGTCGTACCCTTCTTCGGCCGGTTGCGCAGCAGGTTTTCCGGGGGCAGCAGCTTGTTGCTCACGGTGTCGCGACCTTTCTATCGTGCGGACGAATTGCGTAGTTGCCTCCCGCGACGATGCATCGTCTGCGGAGACGCTCGATGGCGACTTCGGGGAATCCCTCCAGCCCCAGGGCGACCTCCAGCTCGTGAACGTACTTCTCGTCGTAGAACGTGCGCTCGGCCACGCTGTCTACGATGTGGCCGTTCGAGAATCCCTGCGAAGGGACAGCGTTGACCGCGCGCAAGAGCGCCGCAATTTGTCTGGTGTAGGTGACCTGCGCCGCTAGATTCTGCCTACGCGTGTCTTCGCGGTCTGCGCGCTCTAGCTCCAGGCTGTGCTCCGCGTCTTCGACCTTGCGCTCCAAGGTCGCGATGACTTCTTCGTAGTTGGAGACGCTCCGCAACACGTCGTCACTACGGTTCGACGTGATGCAGGTCACGGGGCTCACCAGCGCCCCACCGACGAGGCTGGCGTAGTTCCGTGCGAGCTCCTGGGCGTTGTCGCCGTGAAACACGGCGATCGGTTCGCGGTCGGGGCGGTTGAACGGCCACACCCCGTAGCCGGCGTATGCTACGCCCACAGCGAGAGCTCCTTCGACGGGTAGACGTGCAACGCCTTCGGCCAGAAGGGGGGCTGGTGCATGATCTCCCCCATGAACTTCGGCACGAGCTGCACGAGCTGCGCCTCGGAGTAGAACTTCCGCGAGCGCTTGTACGCCTCGTACGGGTCTGCGATGCACGCGACGATGTGGGGGACCATCCCATCGAGCCGCGCGAGCATGATGTAGGGCGACACGTCTTCGTTGAAGATCAAAGACGAGTCCACGATCAGCACGTTTGGCGTCGCGTACCCACGCGATTCACGCATCACACTGTCCGCGTCTGCGAACATCCATGTGTCGAGCTCCAAAAGCTCGTCGGCCTGGAGTTTTCTGCCCGGCACCGACCGATTACGCCGCGCCGCCGCGTTGAGAAGGCTCGTGACGTACGCAACGCGACCATGAGCGAGGAGCTCTGAGCGCAGGTAGTCGGCCACCGCAGTCTTGCCGGCCCCCGGCAGCCCGCGGAGTATGACAATCTGCGGGTTGTCGCGCGTGGCGGTGTTGTTTACGAGCGTCTTCACCAATTCTTGTAGCATGTTTTCCCTCAACTGCTGATTATCTCGGACGTTTGGAGCGCATCGTAGAACGCCAAGGCGTTTTTTGTGCTCCGTGAGTACACGACGGTACGGCGGAACCAGCCCACACGCCCATTCTCCCCTCGCACGTTGTCGTGATTCACACGGATTTCGACGAACGAGACGCACGACGCACGCAGTGTTGCTACCGTCGTCAGCATCTTGCCGGGTATTGCCGAGTTCGCGTAGATCACTGGCTCTTTGAAAAGAAAGCCAGACGATTCACGGGTGTGTGACCAAGCACCGTGTACGCGGTCGGGTGTCTGTTTGGTATATTCTACCCGTGCGATGCTGCTCAGCCAGCACAAGCAGCAAGCCGGCGGCATCAAGTTTTGGCTGAGAGGGTACATTTCCAACGCGTCCGCCGCACCGCACTTAGCGCAACGCTTATCCAGCATTTGCGCTATGCCGATTCGTGGCGCGTATTCATCGTACCTCACAGGGCCATTCCCGTCATAACGAACAACGCCTCGATGAACTCGTGTGCTTTTCGTGCGACCCCGGTGTACAGGATCGTTGGAGCCTGCATTTCCTTCGGGATCGTCAGATTACGGTTCATGTAGCTGTTGTGCGTGAGCATCGACTCCATCACGAACGAGGAGTGCCGGTGGAAAAGCACTACGCGAATGCCCCCGCTCTTGTAGGTTTCCACACGCTTGAACGGGACCGTTTTCTCGCAGCGAGAATACTGCTCGCGGTCAACCCACACGTCCGACGGTTCGCAAGTCGGGCACAAGTCGAACGACCATCGCGCAGCACCACGAGCTCGCGCACTGAACATAACGCGCATGACGTTGTACGAGCGGTTGCACACTTGGCACGATCCGAGAGGGTATCCCGTGCTCAACAGTGAGTTCTCGTGCGATGCGTTGAATCGGCTTTCGTCAGACATGCATATTATGGAAAACCGCTGGTGGATGAATGTTCTCATGTCTAAAAAGAAAGGCGCGGCTGGGGAAGAAACCCAGCCGCGCCTCGGTACGGGCTACTCCTCGTCGGGGAGCATCAAGTCGGCCGCGGTGCGGGCGCGCTCGACACCCTTGTCACCCAGCCGGGCAACCGCCTCGATGCGGGCGCCGTACTTGGCGACCCAGTCCGCGATCTGCTCGCTCTTGGTGAAGCCCTTGCGCTTGATGATGAGCTCCACCACGTCGCGAATCTTGCCGAGGTTCGCCGCGTCGGCCACGATCTTGTCGTCTTCGCCAGACCGCACCGCGACCGGCTCGGGCTCCGGCTCGTCGAGGCTGTCGAGGTCGTCGCTCTCTTCGACGGGGGTGGGCGCCGGGGCCGGCTTCGGCTGAGGCGCGGGCGCCACGGGGGCGACGGGGGCCGGGTTCTTCGGGGGGCGACCGGGGCCGCGCCGCACGGGGGCCTCGGCCGCGGGCGCCGGGGCGACGGGGGCCGGCGCGGCGACCGCGGGGGGCGGCGTCGGCTCGGGCTCGACGCGGTTGGCCTTCGGGGGCGGCGGCACCGTGGGCGCAGCCGGCGGCAGCGTCACGACCGTGGGGCGCTTGACGAACCCGAGCTCACCGAGCACGGCGAGCGCCTCTTCGGTGTTCGAGCACTCGAACTCCACCGTCGCGCTGCACCCACCGTCGCCGTTGTTGGTCGTCCAGAATCGAACCAGCTTCTTCATTGTTTGCTCTCCGCTACGAACATGAGCAGCGCAATCCCCACCGTGGGGTTGCGGCTACTCGAATCGGCGTCATCGACTTCCGCCATGACGCAGTGACCGTTCTTGAGCAGCGCACCGATCATCGGTGCGAGCGTGGCGGGAATGTACCCCGCCTTGATGCGCGATCCGAGCATGAGCCGGATCGCGTTCTTGTCGAACTCGTTTTCCGGCTCGAACTCCAGATCGAGCGGCGTGCCGTGCGGCAACAGCTTGGCCCAGGTTGCGGGGTTCAAGTGGTGCTTCGCACCCGCGAGGGTGGTGTGCAGCAGCACAAACGTCTTCATGTAATACGATCCCTTTTCACCGCTCGGGCGAGCCTGTGCAGTGCGCCGATGGCTGTGTTGGCGGACACGGCTTTCGTCTTGCCGTCGGTGGCGCGCGTCACACGCGCCACCCATTTCGCTTCTACACCGTCAGGAAGAAACCGCCGGGTCAGCTCGACGTGGCACTCGCGCTCGTCGAGGCGCGCCCATGCGCGCATAATGCCTTGTGCAACCCGTTCCGTACCTTTCACGAGACGGGTTGTTGTAAGAATTCGTTTATGATCGTGTGGGTCGATCCCCCCAAGCTGCCCGATGAGGAAGCGGCGAATTCTCGTGCGCGTCAGGGCCAGCAGCGAGAGCACCGCAGTTTCGCGAGGCACACCGTCGAGCTCCATGACGGCTTCAACGTGACGGTTCCAACACGCCCACGAGCAGGCGAACACGGCACCTTGGGTGAGCTTCGAGGCGATGACCATAACCTGCGCGCCGCAGCGGCATACGCAGTGCCAGTGCGTGCCGAGGGCTGCGCGGTCGGTGGGCGCATACCCTCGGAGTGCGTTGAGTAGCCCCCACTGCCCGCGCAGGTCAAGGGACCACCGCATCTTTGCCTTCGGCGTGTAGAGCTCGGGAGGTGGCGCTACGACGCGGATACGCGGGACAGGATCGTACAGTGTTTTGCAGAGCTCGGGGTCGCCGCCGGTCAGGTGGTAGATGGAAACCTGTTTCGCTGCGCGCCGAGCCGTTGCAGGTTTTCGCTTCGTGTTGCCGACGGTGCGGAAGCTCATACGGTTTCGAGAAGCTCGTCGATCGCTGCACGCATCAACTGTGCTCGCGTGAAGTCGTCAGGGTCTTTTCGGGGCGGCAGCCGAACCGACGCAGACCACTGCCCCATGAAGCGTAGGTACTCGGAGTTCGCCCACCCACGCTCCCAGGCGTCGCCGTCGAGCACGAGTACGACAGGGCGCGGCGCGAAGGCGAGCGCTTCGAGATGCCCCTCCGCGGGGGTGCCCATCACTGCGACTGCGTCAGGTAGGTGCGCAACCGCGTCGAACAGCCCCTCGACCACCAGCACCGGGCGCCGGCACGGGCGCATGAGCTGGTGTGCGTTGTAGAACGCGTGGGCTCGGTCGCTCCCCCCCAAAGTGCGCTTCTCGACGGTCCACCGCGAGAATTGCTCTGAGCAGTACAAGCGCTGCGCGCCTGCTACCTCGTCGAGCTTATCCACGCGGTGCATGAGCGCCGTCAGCGAGAAGTCGGTGTCCGTGTTCAAACTCGACCGCACGGTCACGAACGGCGCGTGCCACAGCTCAGGGAGCTTTCGATACTCGATGAACTGCGCGAGCTTTTTGCCGAGCGTGTATTCACGGGAAACGTCACGCAGTGCGCGGCCGCCGGACACCGCCGACGAGAACTCGAAAGCCGGTGCTGTGTCGTTGCCGCCTATCGCCCGCACCGTCTCTTCTACGCTGTCCCACAGCTTGCCGCGCACGTTGCATCGCTGGCAGTAGAACCACCCGGCGATAAGGTGCACGGACATGCTGTGGTCAGGCCGGTTGGTCTTGCTGCTCACGCAGTTTGGGCAGAGCACCCGTGCGCGGCCGTTGCCTCGGCGCGCCTCGGGGCTCTCTAGTGCTGCGGCGACCGCGTCCTTGAGCTGGCGGTAGCGCATCAGTACACCCCCGCGATGCGCCCGCACGCGAAGTTGGTAGCCACGGGGCCGACCAGCATGTTCTCGTCACCAAAGCGGTTCTTGGCGACGAAGAAGGTAATCATGCCGTCGTCGCTCTTGACCATCGAGATCATCTGGTCGCAGATGCGAGCTTTCGCCATCGAGTCCGCGATGTCTTCCGACTCGATGCGCTTGTTGCGGTCGTTGGTCTTGCGACGCTGCGCCTGCGACCCGGTGATCGTGAAGCGCTGCGCAACCTCGCTCGACATGCGCATCGTCTCGTACACCGTGTCCATCGCGGCGTAGCTGCTCGACTGCATGTTGTCGGCTTGCTTCGTCGAAGCCAACTTGTCGCCGTAGTCCACGGCCAGCAAATCCATCTTGCGACCCATGCGCTGCTCGGCGTCGGCCACCCACGCGTTGATGTCCGTCATGGTCGTGAGCTTCGCGGGGAACCACTTGCTCACGAACTGCCCGAGGTTGGGCTTCATCTCTTCGTACTTCTCACGGGCGATCGTGTGGTTGCCGCCCATGATCGTGTTGATCGGCACTTCGGTGAGGTTGGCCAGCAGGCGCGCGTTCACCGTGGCCACGTTCAGCTCCAGGGTCGCGTATCCGACGAACAACCCGTCGCGCAGACCCTTGGCGCTCATGTGATTCATAAAGACGCTCTTGCCGCCGCTCGTGCCGGCCACGGCGATCAGCAAGCACCCACGAGGCAGGCCGCCTTGCAGCACGAGGTCGAGCTCGAAGATGCCCGTGCTCCGTCTGTCTGCGAGGTTGGAGCGGTTGATCTCCGAGAACACGTCTTCGGTGCCGAGAATCGTACCGAGCGACGTATCCACGACGCCCAGCCGGTCTACCTCGTCCAGCTTTTTGCGGACCTTGGTGAAGTCACCGCGGTTCGCGAACTCGGTCATGGTGCTCGTGACGATCTCTTGGTGCGCCGCGCGCTTGAGTACGGGTACGAGCTCCCCAAGCACGTCGGCCTCGCCAGTCTTCTCGTGCGGGGCCTCGATGAACATGTCGAGCATCATGTTCAGCTCTTCGTAGGTGGTGGAGCCCTCGTGCACCCACCTTCGCGCGCGCTGCGCGCAGATGACCGTGCTGCTCGGGCCGTGCCCCGTGTCTTTGAAGATCGCCAGCGCGCAGCGAACGGCGAGCTGCGCGGCCGGGTCACCGAGACGCGACGGGTCGATGGTGATGATCTTGCCGATGAACGAGGCGCGGCTGGCGCACATACATGCAACCAGCCGCTCGAAGGACATCGTCATCCCGTAGGAATCTTTTTTGTCAGCCACTTGCCCACTCCTTCAAGAACTCGAACGCGTCGTAGCGCGCCTGTAGGTCTGCGGAGAGCTCCCTGGCGGCACGCTCTGCCTTGGGGGCCATCGCGCGCAGTTGCTCCAACGTGCACGGCCCGTCGTTGGCCGCCGCGACCACAACCGACTTTGCAGCGCCGTGGTCTGCGACAGCCTGCACGCGCGCCTGCATCTGCTGAAAGCGCTCGGCGTACAGCCGCGCCTCCGCGGCGAGCACGATCTGGCCGCCCATCTTGCGCAGGTCGTGCTTGAACCACGCCCACGTCTTGTCGGTGCCGATGCGCGACGCGCGCAGCATCCAGTCCATGCGTGGGAAGATGGACACCTCGCTGCTCTTCGCGCGGACGTGGTTGCTCCACACAGCGAGGCTCCAGTAGAACCACTCGTGCGGGGCGCACGTTCGCCGTAGCGCGTGCTGTGCGAACTCGACGAGCTGCGGGTACACGTCGAGCGACCCCACCGCGCGCCTGCGGCTGTACCCCAGCTCCGCCTTCACGGAGCGTGCACGAATTGGGTGCACATACTCGTAGGTCGTGCGGAGCGCAGTCGCGACGAGCTGTGCGTTCTGCTCGTCGGTGTTGGTTGCCTTGAGCACCGGGGGACGCGGGAGCTGCGTGTAGAGCCACGGGCCCGGCTCTCGTGGAAACACACCCTGCCACGTCACCGTGATGAGCCCCCACGGCATAACCCGCCGGACGGGTGCGCCGCCAATCAAAGGCTGGTTCAAGTCAATCATCTCACTCCTTCACAGTATGCCCGGCCTTGCGGTAGTCCTTCACACGCGCAGACGTGTGCTGGTCGAACCACTTGCAAGTGTTGTGGTCGTACATCGTGTACCCGCCCTCGGTGCGCTTGCACCCGCAGTGCGTGTCCGCGATGTCGTAAACCGGCACTTCATCCTTCACGACTACGTTGTTGGAGTCGGTTCGGCGCAGCGCGCGCCCGAGCGACTGGAGGGTGCCGATGGTGCTCTTGTTCGCACCGGCCATGACGAGGGACTGGAGCGACGGGATGTCCACGCCCTCTTGAAACACGATGTTCGCGACCAGCACATCGAGGTCGCCGTTGACGAGCGCCTTGACCGCGCTGGCTCGTGCGTGCGTGTCGCGCTGTCCGAAGACGAAGTCTGCCGCGACCCCCGCCTTGCGTAGCGCGCGCACTACCTCACGCCCGTGGTCGATGCTCCTCACGAAAGTCAGGCACGGCTTGGGCGCCTGCTGCACCGTGCTGACGAGCACCTTCATCCGTTCTTGCGACGCCATGACCGCGTCGTACGACTGCGCCCACTGCCGCGAGAACTGCATCATGTTCATCGCCTTGTAGCCGCCGATGCGCGGCACCGGGATACGCACAAGGTGAATGGTCGGCCGGGCGATGGCGCCGTGCTCGACAAGCTGCGCGGAGTCGAGGCGGTAAATCACGTCGCCCGTCGCGCCGATCACTGCGAGGTTGCGCTCATCGCTGCGGTCGAGCGGCGTGCCGCTGAACCCGAAGCGGTAGTACGCCCCGCTGTACGCCTGCGCGGTCTGCAAGAACGTCTTGCTCGCGGCGACGTGCACTTCGTCGATGCCCATGCCGCGTACGCTCTTGACGTGCGCCAAGGCGCGGCTGTCTTTCTGACAGAGCGCCTTGTGGAGCGACTGAAACATCACGACGTTCACGCGCTCGAAGGTCCGCCGGCCGTCACCAAAGCGGCCTACCGGCTCACCGATACGGCGCTCGATGCGCGTGGCGATCTCGTCGAGAAGGCTCGCGCGGTGCACGAGAAAATCCCACTCGACGGGGTAGAGCGCTGCGAGCGCTGCGATGATCTCCGTCTTGCCGCCGCCCGTCCCTACCTTGATGATGCCGCGGTGCTTGACGAAGCACCGCTCGACGGCTTCATGTTGGTAGTCGCGCAGCCACGACAGGTCCGCCTTGTGGTCGTGCTTCCCAGGCGGCTTGCGCTTGTCGCGCACGTTCACCTCGATGCTCTCGGCGCGCGCGCCGCGCATGACCACGCCGAGCAACCCTGACGGGAAGCACTGCGCGCGCACGTTGTACAAGGGCTCGCCTTGCTGGCCGCCCAGGTACCGCGCACGAAAGCCGTTCACTGGCAGTACGAGGAAGTTGTACAGCCAGTGCGCCTCGTCGTCGCTGATCTTGCTGACCCGCGCGACGACGTTGTCCACCTCGATCCACACGCTAGGTGTCCAGCTCGTCGAGGAGCTGGGCCTTGCGTTCACGGATGTGGGCGTCGATCAGTGCGGTCTGGCTCTCGTCCGCCAGATATGCACGCAGCGATGCCACGTCGAAGAAGCGGCGTCGCCCGTCTTCGACGACCTTCACATACCCGAGCGCCCCCCAGCGGTAGACCGTCGGGGCCGTCAGGCCGAGGAGCTCGCTCACCCGCGACGGGTTGATGTACCCACGCAAGAGCCACGCGTCGTCGGCCTTCGAGGTGCGCCGCTTGTACTTGCGGGCGTGCCGCGTCTTCACCACTTCCGTCGTCATCGTCCATCCTCCAGAAGCCCGAGCATGTTCAACATGCCGAGGCTTTCGTCCTTGAGCTCTCCGCTCGACCGCTTGAGCGCCTTGCGCACCGCGCGGAGCTGCTCTTGTGTGTGGAACTTGAGCTCCAGGGTGAAGGGTCTGTCTTCGGCCGCAGGAGCTTCGACCGACACCGCCTTCGCCGCCTTCGCAGTCTGCTCGACGGCGTCATCGAGCAGGCGCGAGAGCTCGTCGTCGCTGAACCCCGTCACCGCGAGCTCCGTGCGCTCCCACCCCATACTCGCCAGCTCGCGGAGGATCGTCTCCGCAGTGTCGAGTCGGATGTGCCCGCGGTTCTTGTTCAACGCGAGTTGAAGCGCGTTGATCTCGTCGGGCATGTACCCGCCCACGACGACACACGGAATCCCGACGATGCCGTTCGCGATGGCGGCTTCGAGTCGGTGGTGCCCGTCGAGAATGTCATACGTCAGCCCGTCTTCGTTGGGCTGCACGATGACAGGGTCGATCATGCCGAAGCGCTTGATCGACTTCTGGAGCATGACGAGCTCGTCGCTCGACATCTCGTTCGGGTTCACCGGCTGCCTGCGGAGCTCGGCAGCCGTAATCGTCTTGAGTTCCATGTCCATCAGTCGGACTCCTCCCACAGCAGACGGAGCTCGGCGTCGTGCTTGAGAACACGACGCCACACCATCGTCCACTTGTATACGAGACTGGTGGATACACCCGCCTCGTCGGCAATCTCTTGTGCCGTGCTCTCGCGCGTTAGCAAACGCACTGCGAACGGCGCTTCTTCTCCGAGGACTTCCTCGACGCGGGCGCGAACCCGCGCGACACATTCGACCCGCTCGGGCGCGGCGTCAAGTGTTAAAGAATCGTCTTCGACGGGTTCTCTAAGAATCCCGTCGAGCCTCCCCTTGCGCCACACGTCCCCGCTCACCGGGGCGCTCATCGAGCGCAGGTACCGCGCCATTGCCCGCACGGCGACGTGGTACAGCAGACCGCGGTAGTCGCCGCGAGCCGGGTCGAACCGACGGCTGGCCACGAGCACGTCGGGCCACGCGGCCTGGGTGAGCTCCATTGCGTTTGCCCACCACACGCGGTTGTACCGTCGTGCGGCTTCGTTGAGCACGTCCACGATTGTTTGGTTCACTTCACGCTCACTGTATGATTGCTTGGATCACGGGTAGGATTTCATCGTAGTACCAGTACAGGTACTCCCAGGAGTCTACCACCTCTTGCTTGTCGATGTTGTGAAACTCAGCAACCCATTGACGGGCAAGCGGCTCGTCTACGATTTTGTAGATAAGCGCCCCGTACATGCTGAGGTATGTGGCCAACCCGCTGTTGCTCGGGGTAGCCAAGTTATGTATGTACCTGTTGGCACGGATGGTGTTGGCCATTCCAGCCCACGACCATCTCAAACCGCGGGGGCTGATGTACGGCGCGAGGCATTTGACGAGCCCATCCCCGTCTGTTGTCTTGAGCTCAGCGAACGCACGGAGGTGAAGGCTCGGTTTCTTCATTCCGCCACCAGCAAGCCACGCACGACGTGCCACCGCTCGCGCATGGCGTTCTCCAGCTCCATCGGCCCCGGTTCGGGCTTCCCCGTCCAGAACAAACATGCCTCCCGCACTTGCTCTGGCGTGTACTGCCAAACAGACGCCCCGGTGGTTGTCAGCGGAAGGTCGCCAAGCGGGTGTAGCGCGCGCAGCACATACCCCGAGGTGCGTAGCCGGAAGGTTACGATCTCTGCGAAGATGTCATACCTTCCGTGGAATCCATCGACGAGCACTTCATCTGTATCGGGGAGCCTGATTCGCGGCTTGGCAACGATAAACTCCGCGAACTCATCAGGCGTCATCAGCAGGATTTCGTCCGACAGCTCTTGCGGGAAGTCGAGCGCCGTGATGATCTGGATTTCGCGGAAGTCTACGGTTGGTTTGACGATTCGGTTGTTCCGACGCCAGCCAAAGTCGTAGTGGTCGGGGCATACACTGCTCAGGTACTCGTTACTGAGTGCCACTGCTCCGTTGGTTTTCAGCTCATCCCATTTCACGGGTCATACTCCACGCGGCGTAGGATGCGCCTAGCCACTCCGCAACCTGTGTGCGGCTCGGGTTCGCTCGACCAAACACCGACGCGAACACCACCCTGAGCGTGGTGCGATCAGGCGCGTAGAGCTCAGTTAGCCTTGTATGCTGCGCGATAGGGAGTACCGATCGGTACATTCCCGCCATGCACGGCACGCGGTGCATGACCGCATCCGCAGCCGCATAGGCGTCGCCGTACAGGGTGCCGACGATGTGGGTCCACAAAGGCTCTATTGTGCGGGTTCGCGCCCACGCCGGCTTTGTCTGATAAAACCGCGCGAGGTCGTCGGGCTGCATCTTGAGAACCCGCTTGCAGCCGTCTTCGTTCATGTACATCGCAGTCATCAGCCGCGTGCACGCGAACCCACGGGTTCGCACGAACATCAAGCCTTTCCAGGCTGGTGGGTTAATTGTGCAATCGTACGCGCGGCGCACGGCGCACGGCGCACCACTTGGCATCCGTAAATCTTTTGGCTAGATGCATGGGGAGCCATCCTGCCTCGGTTGGGTCGAAGACCACGCCGCTCTCTAAGTCACGCCACGTCCACGCTTTCATGTGATCTCCTTGGATATTCAGAAGTCTAAAAGAGAAGCCGGGGTGCCATAGGGCACCCCGATGCTACAGACCCAGGCCGCTGAACCCGGTGTTGGCTTCGGCGGCCATCACCGCCACAGCCACACGGCCACCGAGCTCGGTGAGCTGCCCGCGGAGCGCATCGAGCTTCACCCCGAGGGCCGACTCGAACGAGGCAACCTTGGCCTCGTAGGCTGCGAGCTCTCGCTCGCGACCCTTGAGGGCGCGGACGCCTACGTCGCCCAGCTTCTCGTCGATGCCCTCGACGACGGTGCGTACTTCGCGCGTCAGCGCGTCGAGTACGGCTTCCGCCGCCTTGTCGCCAGCCATCGCAGCGATCTCGTAGACCTTCGATCGCGATGCGCTGCCCAGCGCGTCGCCGACAGCACGCCATGTCGCCGCGTGCGTGTTGGGGATGTAGTAGAAGCCGCCCGAGTCTCGGAGCGAAACGGCGTGGCAGCGGCGAGCCCACTCCACCAGCCACGACGAGATGTCGTGGTGGTGGATCGTGCGCAGCTCGCGGCGGAACGCGAGCACGACCGTCTCCGCGGTTTCCTCGGAGACATCCGCCCCGTCGGGGAGCACGCAGACGGGGTCGTCGGTGTCGGGAGACGCCAGCCGCGCCTCCCACTGCGTGACGAAGACGGGCTTTCCTCGGGAGTCCTTCTCCCGCTTGAGCACCGCGAAGGTGTGTGGATCCTCGGACGGCCGGACCAGCGTATCTTTGTCCGCAAACTCTGCGAGCGCGCGTTGGAGCGCCGTGCGGGGCGTAGTGACGGGCGGCAGCGCCGCCATGTCCAGGCCGGCCTTCATCCAGGCCGCTTCCAGGCGTGTGCGCTCCGTGCGCCCCGCCAGCTGCCAGTAGGTCACAACGCCCGTGGTCGCCCCACCGTCTACGATCGTCAGCTTTTCCATGTGATTCCTCTTTTCTTACAGACAAGCCACTAACGCCGCGTCGATGCGCGCATCGAGCGCGTCGCGCAGCAATCTTTTCGTCGGTGCTTCGATGTTGTCCGCGTATCCACCAAATCTGCTCGCACCGGGGAGCATGTCGGTGAACACCCTGTACAAGACAGGGTCACGCGAGCTGGTGTTCTTGACGTGCGGCCACCCTACGAAGATATCCGTAGGCGTCAGTACCACCGCGAGCGAGCCTACGTTGTCGTTCAGAACACGGCGCGCTGACCAGCGGTTCGCGCTGTGGCCAACGCCGAACCACCCGCTGCGGTGGTCTTGCCCCGCGAGCGGGCATTGAGCGTTGAAGCTCGTGTACCGCACAGGTACCCGAGCTGCGATCTGCTTGTCGGTGTACGCGAACTCTTCGACGCACGCGCACGGGAGCGTGCGGTGCGTCACGGAGTGCATCGCACCGAGCAGGTGCACGCGCGCGATGATCGCGTCACCCGTCGAGGTAGACATGCTCTCCGCTCTTCGCAGAGCAGTAGTTGCCTCTCGTGACGAGCCAGATCACCCGCACGTCGCGGGGGATCGGGGGGTCGTCGCCGTAGCCATCGGTGGCTACGACGAGAACGTGCGGCCGCTTTGCGGCCGGTAGCCCCGTGATGTGTTCCATCACGGGCTCGAAGGATGTACCCCCGCCGCCGCGGAGCGAGGCTTTCGCCTCACGCCACGAGCGAACGGGCACCGCAGCGTGCACCTGGGCGTCGCACGCCACGAAGTCTACGACGCGCCCAGGCATCGCCTTGAGGATGCCTTCGAGCTCGTTCATGGCGAGCTCGAAGTCGCCCGAGCCCATCGACCCGGACGTGTCCAGTGCGACCATCACGCGGGGCTGTGGCGCGTGCCAGCCCGCGAGAACGGGGGCGCCGGCCCCGTAGCCGAGCCCCGCCTGTCGGCGGTTTGGACGTTTGTAGGTCTTATCAACCATGCCGGCCGCATGGTTGACCGCGCTGCGCACCTTCGCGCGAAGCTTGTCTTGCCATCGCACTTTGGGGGGCGCGAGCATGTCGCCCGCCCAGCGCGCCCATCCGCCGGGTACGCTCCCCTTCTGTTTGGCCGCGGCTTCCTGCATTGCGGCTGCCGTGGCGACGGCCACGGCTTTCATGTCGCCCGCAGAACGCCCCTCGGCGCCGCTACCACTGCCCGGCTTGTCGCCGGCTTCGCCGTCGGCCGGCTCACCACCGGCCCCACCCCCGCACTTGCCGCTGCCGCACTTGCCGCCGCACTTGTTGGGGGCGTTGCCGGCTTTCGGCTGACTCTGGCCTTGGCCCTGGCTCTGGCCGCCTTGCTTGGGCTGCGGCGTGCCCTGGCCGCTCTTTTTGAGAGCGGCGTAGTACATTTCTGCGGTCAACCCATCGGGCTGACCCATGCTCGTCGGGGTCACCATGCTGAACATGTCGATCCCCGTAGCCGCGAGATTGTCGTTGATCTCGCAGTCCGCCGCGACGTTCCACAACGCCGCGTCGCTGTCGAGAATCCCCGACGCATGGCGTCGGGGATGGTGCTCGTTCAAGAGGTGAAACACCTCGTGAACGAGCGAGGCTGCCGTCTGTTCGACGGTCAGTTCGTCAATATCGGCCGCATCCCAACGGAGCACTCCGTTGGGAGACACGGCCATCGTGTTCAGCGTACTGCGCGGCACTTCGCGCAGTACGAGTGCGCTGACCGCCTGGGCCAGATACGGTAGTTTGTGAACTACCGTGATCTTGGCTGCGGTCAGCTTTTCCTTCGCCCCGAGGTTCTTGGGGCTTTTCGCATTCCAGACCATTCGATTCCTTTCCCGAGCGCAGCGCTCGCGGAGAGGCACCGACCGAAGCCGATGCCCTACCGTGAAGGCTACGGGGTGATGCCCGCCGCCGCGAGGGCCGGTTTGATTCGGGTCATCACCCGAATCCAAGCCGTGCCCGTCGTAAGCGCGGGCGCGAGCGGGTGGCCGTTCTTGGCGGCCAGGAGCGCCGCTCGCGCGGCACCGTAGATCAAGTCCACACCTTCGACGGCCAAGCCGTCGAAGATCGCCCACATCTTTTCGGCGCGCGCGGAGAAGCGCGCCTTGTCGGCGCGCTCACTGATGAGCGTCGCCGCGAGGGCCGACGCGACCACATGCGTGCGGTCGGCCCGTGTCGGGTCGTGCTTGAACGTCGCACGACCATCCAACAACTCCCCAGCGTCGGGGAGGTCTTGACGCGCCGCCCACGTCAGGAACTCGCTGGCGGCGCCATCGCCAACGAAGGCCGAGACGAGCGTGATGCTCGTCTCTTCGCTGGCCCGGTGCAGCCGGGCCGATGCGAGAGCTCGCGTGGCGAGCTCCCAGGTTCGGTGGGAGGGCCACGCCTTCGCGGCACTCCCTTCCGTCGGCATCCTGTGCAGGATGCCGGGGTTCGCTCGGGCGAACGCGCTGGTTAGCGCGGACGCCGCCGCGAACGCGGCGTCCCAGCCCGATTCCACGAGCGACGTGGCGGCTGCCACGTCGATGGGGCGGCGCACGCCCGAAGCGCCGCCGATCATGTAGTCGGCCCACTGCTCAGCAGTGGGCATCGGCCACTGGATGTGGCCGAGCCGGTTCGCCACCGGGGGCGCGAGGTCGAAGCCCCCCGCCGCGCACTCCGGGGGGTTCGCAGCTGCGAAAACCCTCGTCGTGCGCGGGAGCTCGCTCCCGCCGATGCGCTTGGCCTGAATCAGACCGAGCAGCGGCGGGTGCAACGCGGGGGGCGCCGACGACAGCTCATCCACGAAGAGGATGGAGCCCGGCCTGTCGTTGAAGTCATCCAGCCACCAAGGCGGCGGGTACGCGATGCGCGTATCCTTCGCCTTCCCCACGGGCACGGGCACGCACCCAAAGGCACCCTCCCCGCGCTCGCCGGGGGAGAGCACCTCGCAGTGCACCCCGAGCGACCGAGCGAACTGCTCGATGATCGCGGTCTTTCCGGGGCCGGGGAGGCCCCAAAACAGCAACGGCAGCCCGTCACCGTAGGACCCACCCCGCGCGAAGTAGGCAACCTTGAGCACTTCGAGCACGTCCATTGACCCACCTATTCTTTTCGTTTAATACCGTTCGTTTAAGAAGCCTGAGCGCATCCCGGGCTTCCGTGTATAGGGAATGTAGCGAAGCTACATTCCCTATGGTCTGAATCTGGAGTCTGAACAGCGGGGGGGTGGAGGGGGGGTGCGCAGCAGCCCCCCCTCGCATTGGGCGGCGAAGCCGCCCGGTGAGAGGGCGAAGCCCTCTCACCCCCCGGCGAAGCCGGGGTCTGGTGTCCGGCTCCCCCCTACCCCCCGTTTTAAGAGAAACCGCACGATCTGCCAAGGGAAAAAGTGAACGATGGTGAGGAAATGACTGAACTATGACCAAACCATGACAATCGAGCCCTCGGCTTCGCCGAGGATGCACGGGCACGGGCTCGCTTCGCTCGCCGCGGTGCCCGTGCATGGTGCGCTTCGCGCACTCAGCCCAAAGGGGGGATATAGGGGGGCGGGCTCGCTTCGCTCGCCGTCGCCCCCCGCATACCCCCCTTTGGAAACCCCCCGCTCCCCCCAGCCGGAAAGTCTTAGATGAATTCCGGGTGGGGGTGCTTGCCTCACCCTCGCTTCGCTCGGGTTCGGCTATGCCGTGAATCACGCCACGCGGTTGACCGCCGGCATGATCCCCAGCTGAGCGCACACCGCGACAAGCTCGCGGTGTGCGGTGTCCAAGTCACGGACGATCCAAGCACCATCCGACGACGGGTTTTCGAGCCCCGCGAGCTCGAAAACCATGCGCGCCAGCTTAGACCTGCGCGCGGGAGACAGGCTCGGGTCGAGCCATGAAAAGGTGACCCGAGCCGTGCCCGCGGCGCTGCCGCGGGCAACAGGCACCAGCGCAATGTGCGCGGTGCCCCGGTTTGGGGTGCGGTCGCACGCCGCAATGGTGCGTGCGTGCGCCACCGTGGGGGCCGCGGTGCGGTACTCCGCACGCGGGCCCGACACGTCGCTCGTCGCGACGGAAGGGCGCCCGCGACGCGCCGCGTAGGCCGGCTCGACCCACGCGGTAACACGCCCGGTGGGCGTGTCGATCGAGACGGTGCCGTCAACCGGCACCGTCTCAATGGCTACCGGCTGCCGCCGGTAGCTTACAATCGTCCCGTGCGGGACGTGACGGGTTGCCCCGTCTTCGTCGAGCACGGGCACGGTGTTTACACGGATCAGCACAATCGACATCCCTTTCTGGCGCATTCCCTGCGCTCTTGCGGCATCCGTGCAGCCGCGGGCCACGCGCCCACTATGGGCGCGCAGTGCCAGCCCCATCACGCGGGGGCTGTTCGCGGTGCTACGCGGCGAGAAACGCACGCGCCCGCGCGGTGACTTCGTCGTTTCGCTCTCGCCGGCACTGCACTTCGAGCCGTGCCGTTCGTTCCCAGGCTCGCAGCGCGCCGCACTCGGCGCGCAGGATATACTTGGCTTCCCCGCGCGTGACGGTGCCGCGCAGGGCCGCCGATGTGAAACTGAGCGTTTCCACGGGGCGGGCCCCCGGGCACTTGCGGAAAAGTGCTTCCGTGGCAGCGCCACGGATGTTCGCACTTGGAGCATCCCAGCTAAAGCCGTAATACTCCTCCCCCTGCTCGACGCCGATGGTGTACCGCCCACCACTATCCCAGCCTACAAACAGAACGCACACCCCCCTCGTAACGGTTTCAGCTACGGCGCGGGCTTCGTGCTTGTTCATGGCTCAATTCCTTTTCCTGGTTTGGCTCCCCGGCTGCTCGTGCACCATGCACGAGGGTACGGGTTTCCCGCGCCGCGCGTACCGTCTAGCTAGGACGGTGGACGCACCGATATGCGGCGCATGATGCCAGGGCCCGCGAGGGCCCTGGCCGGTTAGCAAACCGCGTCGAACGCGCGTTGCGCGCGTTCGAGTCGCTCGCGGTCGTCGGGCGCCGCGAGGGCCCGCGCCCCGGCGAAGTAGGCCGCCGGGTCTACGCCCGGCGTAGACCCTACCGCGTCGAACGCGAGGCCAGCTTCCGCGGCGGCGCGGGCCGCGTCGGCGTAGGCCGCGATACGGCCATTGAGCAGCTCCGGGTAGTCACCCGGAGCTCCGCACACTGCCGACATCTCTGCGAGTGCGGGCCCGCGGGCCGCCGCTGCGGCGCACGCGGCCGCGTGCGCAGTCTCGAACTTCTCGCGGGCAAGTCGGTTCAAGCTCTTATCCATGACAATTCCCTTTCCAGGTACCCGGTGCGGGGTAGGTAACGGCCGTGTGGGTACCGTGCGCCGGCCGATGTTTGCATAATCTCTTATGCAAACCGTCTAGAGGGTTCGAGACGGTCTAAAACCAAACATTAAACGAATATGCACAAACGACCGCGCGGGAGTGTGCACCGGGGCGGCGCGCGGTAAGGCGCCCCGGTGCTAGGTGACGGAACTACACAGCCACACCGACGAGAAACCGCGTCGCGATGCGAGTGCGGTCACCGCTCGCCGTGCGAACGGTGGCTACCTTGCCACCATCCGGCAACGCCAGGATGGTGAGCTTTTCGCCTGCGTCGTTTTCGTCAATCAACCCCCCTTCGACGGCGGACCGCCGTCCGGCGGGCGTAAGCACCGCGAACCCTCCCGCGGTGAGGGGAACCGGCGCCACGGCCGGCGTAGCGACTCGCGGCGCCTCGAACCCGGCCGGGTTCGTCCCTGCGCGGCCGGCAACCGCGGCGGCCACGGTAGCGAAGGCACCCGCCGTGATGTCGGCCACCGCGGCCAGTGACTCGGGCCCATCACCCAAGGGCGCGGCGCCCGCGGGAACCGTGGCGAGGATGCCGGCCAGCTTCTTCGACGCCGCGGCAATCTTCGCCGCGAACACCGCGATGCGCGCGGCGCGGTTCCCGCCGCGGGCACCGCCGGCCGTGCGGGGCGCACGGGGCGTGCCCCCTTCGCGCCGCGGGAGGGTTCCGCCCATTCGGGACCAGAATCCCGAACGGAGCTCGTTGTATGCCCGGTGCGTCGGGCCGTCCAGCTCGACCCCGGCCGCCGCGAGAGCCACGCGACCCATACGGGTCACGTTCCCTCTGGACAGGAACTTCGCGTGCATACCCGGCGGCAACCGCGCCGGGTCGAACGCGGCCAGAAAGGCCACGGCCGCGCCGTGGGGGTCGGTGACCGCGGGCGCGGTGTCGGTGTACTCGGCGGCGGTGTCGGCCGCGAGCTCGTGCGCGGCGTCCGCGGCAATCTCGTGGGCGGTGTCGAGCACGGTGGCCTCGTCGGCCGGGGCGGTGTCGCTATCCGCGATGGTGGCAAGGATGGTGGTACGGGGGGCGCGGCGGTTGGACTTGGCCATGATGCAATTCCTTTCAAGTGCCGCGGTGAATCGCGGCGCGGGTTTCGAGACACGGTGCGGTGCACCGTAGAACCTACCGCCGTAGCTGTTTCACGTGAAACACGGCGGTAGGTACTGCGAGGCATCGCGGTATCGACCCCACCGGGTTCAATGGGCCCGGTGGGGGTATTGGCAGAGGCGACGCACGCGGGTACCTTGCATCCTGGGCATACCCTCTTGCCGCGGGAGTCTGTTTCACGTGAAACAGCTCGCGAGCATGAGAGGCGCCAGGGGTAGGCGCGCGCGTCTAGTTGTAAAAGAGCTCTGCCGGGGGAGGGTACCGGCGACCCTACACGCATCGCACGCGTATAGAGAAGCTAGGCGCGATGCCTAGCTAGGGGTGACGTAGGATGTAGAGAAGGGGGCCCTTCGAGAAGGGGGCGCGAGGGAGCTACTTGGCGGCGCCGGCCCCCTTCGCGAAGGGGTTGGCGCGGGTGAACCCGTGCGTAGGGTTCGCGAGGGTACCCGCGACGAACCCTACGCCAAACCCGACGATCATCGAACTGACCGCGATCGGCGACGTGATGGCGTACACGCGGGCAACCGACTTGATAAGACCCTTGGCGTTCATCGTTCGATCCTTTTCCAGGGTGCGCACACAAGACGCACCCTTCCCCAGTTTCGCGCCTAGTCCTAGAACGCGAAAAGGCCCCCGCCGCAGCGGGGGAAGTATGTTGTGACTGTCGCGCCTCGCGTTTCGCGCCCTAGGCGCGTCAGGGCCCCCTTGCGGGGGCCGGTTCGTCGAGGCCCCAACACAATACCCATTCTTAAAGAGAACGCAAGAGGGTTCAGAGGGTTTTCTGCTCAGAGCTCTAGGGAGCCTGTCAGAGCAGCCTTCGTGCCGAGCCCATACCCCAAACGCAGTACGCACTAGTCAGTCACGATATCGAAACGCTGACTAGCTCGTGCACGATATCGAAACGCAGTACGCACTAGTCAGTCGCCCTTTCTTAAACATGACTAGCTCGTTCAGGGTTTCAGAGCGCCC